GATCAGGTCAACAAGGCGGTACAGACCGAAGCGAGGAAGTGGTTCCTCGCCAAAGCCACGGCAATCTGAGGAACGACACGGAGCCAGGGACGGCTCGACTTTATGCGGCGATGGTCCATCGGTAAGACGGGTGGCTTCCAACCATCAGAGCCGAGTTCAACTCTCGGTCGCCGCACTGACAAATGATTTCTCTGCACCATCGGGGTCGCCAGCATGGAAGAGAGCGAAGCGGTGCATTACATCCCCCCGCCCGGTTTCCGCAAAGCCTCCATCCAGGCTTTCACGGACGGCAAATCCTGGATCATCATCGCGACGGACGATCGCGGTCTAGTGACCGAGGACGTCGTCAGGGCTGCCCCCCTCACAATCCTCCAATCGATCTCCTATGAATGTCAATGCCCTGCGAGCCGAAATCCCGGCTCTCGCTAACCATCCCGACCTGATCTACTTCGACAACGCCGCGACGGCTTTCAAGCCGCGATGCGTCATCGACGCCGTCAGGGCGTACGACGGCGGCTCGCCGTTCAACATCGGGCGCGGCGACTACGCGATGGCGAGGATGGTCGGCGAGGCGTACGAGAACGCCAGGAAGACGATCGCCGACGTCTTCGGCGTCGAATCCCGCCAGGTCATCTTCACCAGCGGAGCCACCGACGCGGTCAACCTTTTGGCGGCGTCCCTTCCGGTTGATACGAGGCGTTGGTCCGACGGAGCGCCAACGACAATCATTTCGGAAGCAGAGCATCACTCGAACTGGCTTCCCTGGTGGGAGAGAAGCTCGAAGCGGCGTTACATTCTCAAATGTGATCAACATGGAGAAATCGACTATCGCGACCTGGAGCGAGACGGCATCTCATCCAGGCAACTCGGAGTCGTCGCCGTCACTGCCATGTCGAATGCGACGGGCTACGTCCCGCCTTTGCACATGATCGACAAGCTGACGCCCAACAGGATCGCCATGTGCGTCGACGCTACTCAGCGAGTCGCGCACGATCCCCATATGAAACTCGCTGATTATCATGGCGAAGCCGTCGTCTTGTCGTCGCACAAAATCGGCGGTCCCACGGGCGTCGGAGCCCTGGTGGTTCTTCCATCGCTCCTCGACCTGATGACGCCGTCGCGCTACGGCGGCGGCATGGTTCGTCATGTGTCGGTGCATGACTGCGAATACGGAGAGCCGCCGCACGTTTTTGAAGCTGGAACGCCGCCGATCGCCCAGGCGATCGGATTCGCGGAGGCTTTGAAATACCGCAAAAGTATGAACACGTATGAGGTTCGGAATCATTTGGTCGATCTGAGCCTTATGCTCGACGACGGTCTCAAGAAGATGAGCCGCGTGCGGCGGCTTTCGGGAGATCCGGAGACTGCAATCCAGTCTTTCGTCGTCGACGGGATGTCGGTCGCTGATGTCGGGAAACGGCTCGATGAGCAGAACGTCTGCGTCCGCGTCGGCAACCACTGCGCCCAGCCGTACCACAGGGCGATGGGCGTCGAGCACAGCGTCCGGGTCAGCCTCCAGTATTACAACACCGAGGAAGAAGTGGAAAAATTCCTGAAGATCCTCGGTGAAATCGTTGGCTAAGAAGACCTGGAAGCCGACGCTGGCGTCCGACCGCCTCACCAGGACGGAGAGGCTGCGTCTCCTTCGCGAGCGAGCCGACGCCGTCGCGGGCGTGATCCCGAGGATGTTCGACGGCGGCTACTGGGGGATGCCCGATACGTCGTGGCTCGAAGACCGTTTCGAGCACATCAGGGCGTGTTTCGCCGAATTCGCCGCAGGGTCGCCAGCCGACGATCTCGTCGACGCCTGCGAATCGCTGAGGGGTGAAGCAAAGGCTCACGGGCTCTTGAGGGAAGGGTCGCTGGCTCGCTACTGGGTCTTGTGGGTCGCGGCAGAGGCGGAGGAAATCCGCAAGGCGTCGTCCGAGATGGGATACGCCGTCGACTACGACTTCTGACGTAAGCTTACCTCCCTTTACGGGAGGAGGCTCACGATGGCGACGGAAGACCCCATAACGGAGCGGATCATCGACGACGTCGAGCGGATCTTCGGGATCAAGCTCGACCCCGCCAGGCGGAGCGAAATCGATCTCGTCCTGGCGGAATATGTCATGGCGAGCATCTGGTATTCGAGCGTGCTGATACACGCACAAGAAAAATATGAAGAACGATACGGATATCAGGATCGGAGGCTGAAGCCGTGATCGACCCGATGGAATGGTTCTGGTGCGACATGTGTCAGGAGCCCGCGATCGAATGCGGGAAGTGCGGCTACTCGTCATGCTCGGGCTGCGGCTGCGAGGCGTGTCGCGACCATTTCGCCGAAGCTCTCAAAATAATCGAAGAAGGGAAGGCTCCGGAGCGAACCTTTCTGCCGGTCAGGAATCTAAAGAGTGAAGTCGACCGTTTTTTCGCGTCAAGCCGCGAAAGCGGCGATGAAACGGGGTCGGAAAAAACTGGAAAAATTCCGACGAACCTCTTGCAATCCTGAAAGACCCGGAGTATATTAGATACATCGCCGCTTCGAGCGGCAACGAAATACGACGGCGGTGCAGTGGCGGGTTACTTCAAACGTTATTGAAAAGACACCCTCCACGCTTATTTCCCGTCGTATAAACCAGGCGGCACGACCATCAATCGTGCCGCCAACGAAGCAACCAGTGGTGCAGTTCGTGGCTACTTCACTCCTATGTCAAGGGGAGATGCAGGTTCGACTCCTGCCGGAAGCTTAGCGGCTTCCGTAGCTCAACGGCAGAGCGTCACAAGAACGCCTCGGGCGATTTTTTCCTGGTTGTCCAGCACACGCAACGCAGAGCCTGGATTGCGGATTCGCAAAATCCGCCGCCAGGCGTTCTCGAAACGACTGCAAGGCTCCACCCGGCGATAACCGGGTGTCCTGATCCCGCTACGACTGTGTCGCTACAAAACAACCAGTTGTGAAATTTGAGGTTGCTCACTGGAATCGCGGTTTCGAGTTCCGTCAGGGAACGCTAAAAATCGACCTCGGGCAATTTCCTGCTGGTTGTAACACATTGCAACGCCGACCATTCGGCGTTGCTACAAAACAACCGACGGTGCAGTTTGGGGCTACTTCATATCCTCTGAAAAAGGAGAGGTTACGGGTTCGAATCCCGTCCGAAGCTTCGGTTTCGGTAGCTCAACTGGCAGAGCACTTTCGAAAGATCCCCAGGCGATTATTTCTCGGTTGTATCGATGAGCCGCAAGTGTATTAGCACGCAAGACCTTACGGTCTGAAGGGCGGGTGAAAAATCCGCAGCGGCTCCTGCGACGATGGCGGTGCAAGGAACGGTTACTTCACAACTGCTTGAAAAGCTGTTTACAAGAACCAGCCGTTTCTGGCTATTTCCCATCGTCGCTCAAATCAAAACCTCGCGGTGCAGTGTTGGGCTACTTCATGGTTCGACTCCATGTCTCCCCTATCGATGGGGAGACGCCCTTGGGGGCAGTCCGCCTGATGCGACGATTTCCGAGGTTTTGTTCTCCATTGTCCCCGGCAGGAATACCGGGTGGTGCAGGAAGGCAGGAACCGATGGCTCGCTACGGCGTTTCGAAGACGAAGGGCACGCTCCACGAGGGCGTCAAGGCTGAGCAGGTCAAGCACGATCTGGTGCCGGGGCTGGCGTTCGAGATCAGCGACCCGTCCAGCAAGCTGATCAACATGATCGGCGGCGGCTACTTCAACGAGCCGAAGTATTACGACCCGGCGCGTCCGGCGTCGGCGTTCTTCGCCGAGTTGGTGACGACGGGCAAGATTTCGTCCAAGGTCGTCGACGCCGACGGGCTCACGACCCAGGCTCGCGAGGTCATCGAGGCTGCCGTGGCGGTCGCGAACAGCGACAACCCCGAGGATCTCCTGATCATCGCGGCTTGGGCTCGCGACGCCAAGGAGGGTCTGCGAATCCGCTCGACGCCGCAGATCATGCTCGCCATCGCGGCTCACCACCCGAAGACGAAGCCGTACGTGGCTCGCTACGGCACGGCGATCATGACCCGCGCCGACGACGTCCTCCAGGTCTTCGGGGCTTACCGCGACCTGTTCCAGCGGGGCGAGAAGCTGCTCCACAAGGGCAGCCTGCCGCACGGTCTCCGCAAGGCTCTGGCGTCCGCCCTGGCGTCCCAGTCGCTCTACGGTCTGCTGAAGTACGACGGCGCGAACCGTCCGAACTTCGCCGACGTGCTCAAGATCGTCTCGGGCGACGCCGCGATGAGGAAGTACGGGCGCCCCGACGGCTACCCGCTGTCGAAGAGCGTCTACAACTATTTCGTCAAGGGCGTCGTGGACGAGAACGCGCCGCAGATCATCAAGGCTCGCAAGGCGTTCTTCGCCTCCAAGGACATCAACGCCGTCAGCCTGGAGACCCTGAAGGCGGCGGGGCTGACCTGGGAGAACGTGATCTCGCACCTCGGATCGTCGAAGCAGTCGTGGGAACTGGTGCTCCCGCTGATGAACGAGCAGGCTCTGACCCGCAACCTGCGGAACTTCGAGCAGGCTGGCATCAGCGAGAAGTCGTGGGATCTGGTCTACGAGGGCTTGCAGAAGAGCGAGGGCAGCGTCCAGTTGCCGTTCCAGTTCTTCCTCGCCCTGAAGGCGGTGACTTCGACCAACGCCAAGACCGCCGTCGGGATCTGCCTGGACCACTCCTGTGCGTCCCTGCCGGACCTGGACGGCGTCACGACGGTGTTTGTGGACAACTCCGGCTCGTGCCAGTCGGCGAAGGTCAGCGAGATGGGCAGCGCCACCGTGGCGGACGCGGGCAACGTCCTCGCCGCCGTCGTGGCGAAGCGGTACGGTCGCAGGGCTAAGGTCGCCGTCTTCGGCGACCGTGGCATCTGGGTCAACGCATCGCACGCCGACTCCTGCCTCTCGATCCACGCCAGCGTCTCCCGAGCCGCGACGAGCGGCAGCGAGACGGACTACCAGATCCTGGGCGCGATGAAGGACTGGCGGTGCGGCAAGGTCGGCGTCGGCGCCGCGACCGAGACCGGCTTGTGGCACCTGCTCAAGCACATGATCGACAACAAGATCATGACGGACCGCATCATCCTGCTCAGCGATCTCTGCTGCTACACCCAGGGCGACGTGAATTGCAGCGTCGACATGCGAAAGATCCTCGGCATCCCGAATGCCTCGATACAGTCGCTCATCGACCTGTACCGCCGCCAGGTCAACAACAACCTCCGGGTCTACTCGATCAACCTCAATGGGCACGCCCAGGCTCAGACGAGGGACGACGGCAAGACCCACCTGATGTCGGGCTGGTCGGAGAAGGTGATCTCGCTCATCGCGGATCTTGAGGCTCCGGTCTCGCCCAACGTCAACACGCCGTCGGTTACGGCGCCGCCCGTCAAGACCATCGACGTCCTTCGCCAGAAGTATCGTCGGGTCTGAGGCGAACCAGGAATCGGGGAGCCCCGTCTATACGACGGGGCTTTTCTTGTGCAAACGGTGTTCGCCATGACTCCTCCACTCCCTGATTCCGACGACGACTTTGCCGATTATCCGATCGGCATTTGCCGCCATTGCGACAAAGCGTTCTTGAAGACGGAGTTCTTCCTGGAGTTTTGTTCATGGGACTGCGAGGAGCGTTGGCTCAGCGGAAACTGAATGGATTCGGTGGATTCGCCATGCACAAGAAGTGCAATCATTGTAGCGGCAAGGGCGTGGTCGCCGATACGCACCACTGCTATCGAGTGTTCAGCAAGTATCAAGACACCGGCTGGATTGAGCCCCAGGAGTTCCCGACCCTGGATCTCGCGAGGCTGTACAAGGCGAGCAACGGCGACAACTCCCGCATGATGCAGATCGTCGATCCAAAAGGCTGCGTCGTCGATTGAGAGGTTGAAATGTCCACCATCGTGATGAAGTGCTCCTGCGACGGCTTCCTCGGCAACAAGGCTGCGGCTCGCTATCAAGACGCCCATAACGGCGCCGGGCTCCGGGTCCATAACAAGACGACCAAGGAGAATACCTTCCGCTGCACCGTATGCGGCACCGAACGGGGCGCGACGGGCGGAGAAGGCAAGAAGGATTCCAAGAAGGACGCCAAGAAGAAGTCCTGAGCCGATCCACCGCATCTGAAGAACATGAGCGACCCGCTGTCCTATTGTCAAATTAGGATCAGCGGGTTTCTCATTTCCCCAAGGAAGGAACAGATGCCGAACCCAACCAATTTCAACCTCGGCGACGCCATGTCGGTTTCCGGGACGACGGTCGGCGAGAACGTCTACTACGTCTTCCACGTCGACCGCGACGCCAAGTACACGATCGAGACCAAGGGCACGGCGAACGCCACCCTCGGGATCTGGGGTCCGTTCCCCGACGCATCGGCGGCTTCGCAGGGCGACCATCCGCCGTACGGCAGGGTCGCGGTCAACGGCGTCGCCAAGTGGGGCAGCCGCACCCTCGCCCCAGGCTACTACTGCCTCCGCGTCACGCTGAGCACCAACGGCTCCTACGGCTTCAAGGTGCGTCCTTGGCAGTTCGCCGACTACATCATGACCAAGCTGCATTCATGACGGGAGGCTCGTCATGGACGGCGACATCAAGATCAAGCTGGCTAAATTCATCGAGGTTTCCGAAGCCAAGCAGGAGGAGATTCGGGCGGAATCCGACCGCGTCGCCACGCTCGGCGTGCGAGCCCAGGAGACGAGCCAGGTGGGGGATTACCTCTCCTACATCTTGTCGGTCTGCAATCTCCATGACAAGAAATTCCAGTTCGTCCTGGATCACGTCGGGTTCATGACGCAGTTGTCCAACCTCCTGCTCGTCCACGTTACAGCCCTGCAAAGTCGGATTGACAACCTTGACGGCGACTGCGACGCCTGATATAATCCCAAGGAGTCAGGAGGCGGAATCGAATGTGCGGGCTGCATTGCTCATAAATTTCCCCGCAAGGGGTTGACCACACAGTCGGTAGGATGCTGCCCTCATAAAGCAGAGACGGCGGTTCGATTCCGCCTCCTGGCATTAAGGAGACGACGATGACGCTCGACGATCTGAAGGCTGACATCGCCAGCGACATCCCGAGTGACGGGACGCCGCAGTTTGGGATCATACTGCTGATGGTGATCGGTGCGTTGGTCAGCGAAATCATCCACTGGATCTTCAAGCGGTACACCGACAAGCGGGAAGCCGCCGCCCAGTGCGTCGTCTACTTCCAGCACTTCGGTCCCATCAAGCGAGTTGCCCTGGTCGCCAGGGCTGTGGCGCTGAAGCATCGCTTCGGCGTCGTCTCGACGTCGAACGAGAAGATCGTCGATACCACCGTCGGGAAGCTCCGCACCTTGTCGGCGGACGACTTCCTGGCTCTCGCGAAGAACATCGGAGCGGCGTGATGCAGAGGCATGGCGATGGCGTCGAGTCCGGTCTTGCAGCTTAACCCCAGGCGATCCATCGATCGTCGGCTGCAAGACGGGCTGGGGCGACCAAGATGTGCAAAGATTTCATTCGCAAGACGCTGAGAATGTCCGCAACCGTCGCAAGCGAGATTGGCTCCGTGGGGATCGATATGACAAAGATCCGCATCCCCACAACTGCAACAAGAAGCATCCATTCGACTGCGGCAATTCGAGGTGCGGCATCTGCTCCGAAGCCAAGCGTTACGGTCACGAACCGACGCGGCAGGAGATCCGCAGCCTGGACGGCATGATGGATCAGATGTAACGGAAATCGCCTGGTGGCTCGAATAGTTAGGCTCCGGTTTTACACACCGGCACACCGGCATAAACCGGTTCAAGTAGGTGCAAGTCCTACCCAGGCGACTTAAAAATACCTTGACAAACATTTTTGTCGGGGTATACTATTGGGCAGGGATAATTCCCCGAAGGTGTTGCGGCAGCATTCCGCTTTGGTATGGCGGCGGACCGGGTTCGACTCCCGGTCGGGGATCTTAGGACAACGATCATGAGCCGATACAGATTTCTCGTCTCGTCCCGCGTCAATGCCGAGGCGACGACCCGCACCGGCATCCAGGACTTCGACGGCAACGACGTCGACTACGCCGTGGTGTCGATCCGAGACCCCAAGGCTCCGGTTCCGAATCTGCATCGCTCTCCCAGGCTGATCAGCATCCTCTCGCTGGCGTTCCACGACGCCGACGACAAGTGCAACGACAAGCCGTATCAGTTGATGACCAACGCCGACGCCAAGAAGGTGTACGACTTCGTCTCGACGATGATGAAGGGCGGCGTCGACACGTTCCTGATCCACTGCGAGCTTGGAATCTCCCGCTCGGCTGGCTGCGCCGCCGCGCTCAGCAGGATCTTCAACGGCGACGACAGCCGGTATTTCATGACGGGCGGTCCTTACGGCTCGTCGATGTACCGACCCAACATGTTCATCTACCGCAAGGTGCTCGAAGCCGGTGGCTACTCCCTAAAGCCGATAGGAGCGGAGTAAGCGTCGCAAAAGGATTTGCGTTGACATGCGTCCTTTTCGATGACTCATCCTCATTTGAGGCTACCTCCCCATGAGCGTTCAGACTCGTCGCGGCATCATCTTCGCCAGCTTCTTCCCGACCGGTTTCCTCACACGCAAGTTCGTCTCGCCGCCCGAGAAGCCGTCCAACGCCTTCCCCGTCGCCTATGACCGCGACCGCTACAATCGCATCGTCGCGGACTTCGGCTTGATCAACGCTCCCGAGACCGCCGTCTACGTCGTCGGCTCCTGGAAGGGGTGCAGCGACTCCAAAGACGCCATCGCGTGCGTCCTGCGGGAAGACGGGCGGTGGATGGGAGCCAGCACCCATTTCCCCAGATTTGCGGAGATCCCGGAATACAAGGTCGCGGAGCAATTCCTGCCGAAAGGCTCCGACTGGTTCCTCTCCGAGCCGTCGATCCAGGCGTTCTCGCCGTATCACACCACATGGTTCCGCAAGGACGGCGGCGACATCCACATGACGCTCCTGACGGGAGCCGGAGCCTACTGCGAACTCGCCGACGCCGACCACTACTGGATGTACAAGACGTTCTGATCTATTCGTCGGTATAGCCCGCCAAGGACAGGCGGGCTTTTTTCGCGAAAGGAATCGCCATGACCAGGGACTTGCTTGAACGGATCGGCTGGAACTTCGCCCAGATCGTCGGGAGGATCACCCTGGACCAGAACCAGGGCGCAATCCTCATCGGAGCTTACACCCTCGCCGCCATCGCCTTCCTCGGGCTGATCTGCGTCGTCGTCTACACGTCCCGCAAGACGCCGGAAGTGAAGCAGGACGTCGTCAATCTCGACGACACCCAGTACGTCGAGGAGTTTTTGTCCGAGAAGGCGTCGGAATTCATCACGCTCGCCAACCAGATCGAGCGGGGCGACATCGCCGTCTTCAACCACTGGGGCAAGCGGGTCAACTGCGAGTCGCTGGTCACGCAGTCCAGGGATCTCGCCGCCTGGCTCACGACGTCGGCTAACAAGTTCAGGTCGCTCCAGGGTCTCGTCGACGACGAGCAAGCCTGATATGAGCGGCAAGACGTTCGCCGAGTTCTTCGCGGGCATCGGTCTCGTCCGCCTGGGTCTTGAACCCGGCGGATGGCGGTGCGTCTACGCCAACGACTTCGACGCCACGAAGCGTCGGTTCTACGAGGCGCAATTCGGGGAGGAAAATCATTTCCACCTCGAAGACGTCAACAACGTCGACGCCGTGGTCGACCGCATCGACGAAGCTCCGTTCCTCGCGACGGCTTCGTTCCCATGCACCGACCTCAGCCTCGCGGGACGCTATGCCGGGCTTGACGGCAAGCATTCGTCGGCGTTCTACGCCTTCGCGTCCGTGCTCGAAAGGCTTGGCGACCGCAAGCCCCAGGTCGTGATGCTGGAAAACGTGCCGGGGCTCCTGTCGTCGCGCAAGGGCAAGGACTTCGAGTTCATCGCCCGCAAGCTCGCGGATCTCGGCTATTGGGTCGACGCCATGATCGTCGACGCCCGCCATTTCCTCCCGCAAAGCCGCCCCCGCGTCTTCATCTTCGGCATCCGGAATCCTCCTCCGTCCTGGCGAGGCGAAGACGGGAGATTCTTCCCTCCGAACAAAGCCATCTCGCGCGCCAAGAAAACGGTCGAACTTTCGACTGGCTGGCTCTACATCTCGGCGAAGTCCAAGAAGCGGAGCGACGTGCCGGAACTCCATGAACTCATCGACGTCTTCGACGACGGCGACTGGACCGACGCGAAGATCGAATTGTCGGCGAGCCGCATCCCGGAACGGCACAAGGCGTGTCTTGACAAACTCTACGATCGTGGTACGATATGGGCTGGCACCGCGTTCCAGAGGACGCGGCACGGCAGGCAGGTCGTCGAGGTCCGGTTCGACGGTCTGGCGGGCTGTCTGAGGACTCCCAAGGGCGGAAACGGGCGGCAGATCGTCATCATCATCGAGTCGTCGAGAACGGCGATGCGTTGGATGAAGCCGATCGAGTACGCCAGGCTCCAGGGCGCCCCGGATTATCCGCTGGTTGGCTCGACGACGCAGCAGTTGTTCGCCTTCGCCGACGCCGTCTGCGTCCCCGTAATCAAATGGCTCGACGACAACATCCTGACGCCAGCTTACGAGTATGCTTCCAAATATGCGGCTGTTCCTGGAATTCCGCCAGCCTGACGTCTGGATCAATCGCTACGTCCTGGCACCGTACGCTCCGTTTCACGATTGGAACGAGCACATTTTCAAAGCCAGCACCCAGATCCCGATGGGGCAGTTGACGACGTGGAAGCCGCTCGATCCCTGGTACTACAGGCTCGGCACTATTCAAACCTACGACCCCGGCGGCGACGTCTGCGAACGCCACGTCAGGGTGTTCCTGCCGATGATCGGCTTGCGGAAACCGATCGAAGGCGAGAAGAAGACCGGAAAACCACCATTGACCTTGCTCCCCGGAAGTGAATACGGAATCGTGACTCTGTTCGCTCCGTGCGAGTTGATGGTGGGTGATGGACCAGAGACACATGATCCTCTACGTGGGCGACATCCCGCTCAGGCTTAACGGCGCCGTCAACGACCGCGTCAACGAGCAGATCAATGATTTCGTCGCCGCCATGAGCGGACGCGATCAGTCGGCGGGGTATTACACGGACCGCCGACGCGCCCCCGCGTCCAAGGTCGCCGACGACATCGCGGTGGGGAAGAAAGCCGAGTTCTTCGCCCTCCTGGCTCTCTACCGGCATTACGGCTTCCCGTCGGTCCCGGTCGACCTGGAGATACGGCGGGGCAAGAAGAAGGGATGGGCGACGGATCTCCCATTCGCCAGCGTCGACGCCCGCTTCCCCAACGCCCACGTCAAGGCGTGCAGCGACAAGACGATCTCGTTCTGCGGCGACTATAGCTGGACGTTCCAGATCGGCGACGCCAGGGGAACCAGCGGCATCGACGACATCTTCATGCGGGGCAACGACGATATCCTCGTCCTCGTCTACCTCGCCGACGCCGTTACGCCCGAAGCCGTCGTCAAAGCCATCATCCCCTGGGATACGGCGCAACTCCACCTCGCCGACCCCCGCAAGGCGTCGCTCGTCGGGCTGAAGAAATGCCTCTACTACGCCGACCTCAAGGCAAATTTTGCGACGATGAAAACAACCGCTTGACAATCTCGGCGCCGCGTGGTAGTATCATGGAGTCGGACGCGAGCGGCTCGGTGGTGCGAAAATGCCGGGGGTCGCTCGCAAATCCACAAGATGATCATTGGCAATGCGTTATGAGAAACTCATCGGCGAGAACGGTTGCATAGAGCTTGATATTTAGCTTTGCTGCGACCGGCTCTCGCAAGATGCCTTGCAAACCGATACGGCGACGGGGCTTACGGAGCCGCCGTCGCAACACTACAAACTCCGTCAGGAGTTGACCACGCATCCTTGCCTCCGATGTAAATAGATAGGTTCTCGCGTCGCAACACTACAAACTCCGTCAGGAGTTGACCACTACATGGATCAGGACAGCGTCCGCGAGCCCGTCGGGGAGTCGCAACACTACAAACTCCGTCAGGAGTTGACCACTACATGGATCAGGACAGCGTCCGCGAGCCCGTCGGGGAGTCGCAACACTACAAACTCCGTCAGGAGTTGACCACGCTACCATGCAGCCCATCGATGCGAACGTGCCGATAACTGTCGCAACACTACAAACTCCGTCAGGAGTTGACCACTGGTGAACCGTGTTAGCAAGCTCTCCACAGTGGGCGTCGCAACACTACAAACTCCGTCAGGAGTTGACCACGAGTCGATCGTGACCGAGCCGCCGGAGCCGGTCAGGGTCGCAACACTACAAACTCCGTCAGGAGTTGACCACCAACAAAACTGTTCCGCGCAAGGGGCTGTTCACAGCCGATGGAACTGTAACACTATTATCCCCTGCAAAGGGTTGACCACAGTACGCACCACGGGCTTTCCGTGCTTTCGTCTGCAACACAAATAACCCCGCAAGGGGCTCGTCGTACTAAAGTATCCTATCTTTTTTATGCTTGACGCGGAGGTTCGTCATGGTGCATCAGATGTGTGTGGCGGCGTGCGTCGACCCAGCTTGTGCAAAGGGGTCGACGTTCCTGCTCCGCGAAGACGAATGGCGAGCCGGTAAGGATCAGTGTCCGCGATGCGGCAAGCCAGCCCACGTCAAACCCTACAGCCTCGACGAGTGGCGGAATCTTGCCGCCGCCGCGAACCAGGACGAAGCCAAGAGCGTCTAGTAAGATACAACACGGGCGATGATCGGCATTGGAGACCGAGCCGCACTCGCATTGCGGAGGCAACCCGTTCGAATCGGGTATCGTCCACTCTGTTTACATGTTCACTATATTGCTGGAGCCAGCAAGATGATCGACAAAATCTTTTCACGGTGCGGTTTCCTTTAGTGTGGCTCAACCGCCACGCGAAAGGAAACTGCAATGGGATGGCGAGAGCGGAACCGACCCGCAGATTACACGGCGATCTACGGGTTCCACAAGAACGGCGTCTGGGTTTCGATGTGGCGTGGATGGCACAGCGGCGGAAGCTGCCGAAGCTTTCGCCCAATCCGCACCACGGCTGAGAAGCGGGATTGGGATCGCGAGTACGGTCGGGCGAAGCGGTCGCCTCGGCAACTCCCGATGTATGAGGACGAGCGAATCCGCTGCGTCCAGCGTAGCTGGAAAGCCCAGCGACGCCATCAGTACAAGGTGATCGATATGAACACGAAGCGAAAGGTTGGGTCCGCCTGTTGAAGTTCGCATTTCGCGAACAGAACAGGAGATCCGATGGGCTGGAGAGAAAAAGGGGCTCCGGAGTTTTACCGGAACCACCCGGTCAGGGACTGTCGCAGCGGCTCTTACTGGTGGGGCAAGAAGAGGACGAAGGGCGGGTATCGCCGGGAGCCTTCGCTTTATCGCGAGCTTCACAACGTCGGCGATCCGCTCTACGCACCGAGAGCCAAGCGGTCGTCCAGGCTGAAGAAGTGGTTTTGCTGGGACTGGGAGCCGACCAAAACGCAGTGGCGGTCGTGGAAGCACTACCGCTCGACGCAATACAAGGTCGTCAGGACGACGTAAATGGGATGGCGTGAAAAAGGACCGCCGCCGGTTCGGAAAACAACGATCGACCTTGGGTACGGAAGCGTCTGGCACAAGGTCTTTTGGCACGGCAACGGCGGTCCCGTCAGGTCGCCTCATCGTCATCCCGCCCTGATGAGCGAGCGGCGGGCATGGGACGAGCAGTACGCGAGACGATCGCGACGCTGGACGACCAAGACGCTCGCCTGGATCTACAAGTCGGGTCGCAAGCCGCGATCCTGGAAAAACTACCGCGATCACCAATGGAAGCCGGTGGTCGCGTAATTACGGTGGGGAAGCGAATTGGAAAGCAGCCTGATTGCTAGTCAGGTGCCCGTAAAAGGGTTGCGAGTTCGAGCCTCGCCCCCACCGCTTTCTGATGGAGCCTGACTGCATGGAGGCAGCGATGGACGCCAAGGCTTTCGACAGCTTGATTCTGTTCTTGTCCGTTCCTTACATGGGCGACAAGAGGCGGATCTCCTTCAACAAGCCTGGCGTCTTGTGCGAGAGCGGCGAAAATTATGTCGTGAAATCGGACTGGACATGCATCGTTCGTCGTGATATAGTCATCATGGTGGCGATGAAGACAAAGAAGTGAAGCGATGGGTCGTGGTGGCGAGGAGCCTGAACCGCCTCCTAAGCGGTTTTTGCCGAAAGGCAATTGCCGGGTTCGAATCCCGGACGACCTACTGACGGCTCGCGTCCTGGAGACAGGCGGGTCTTCTACACCTGCCCAGCCCAGTTCGACACTGGGGCGGGCTACTGACTGATTGACGGCTCGCGCCCTGGAGGCACCGGCGGCTTCGAACCGCTGGCATCGCAAGGTTCGACCCCTTGGCGAGCTACTCGACAGCCTGCGTCCTGGAGACACCCGAGCTTGCGAAGCTCAGGCATAGTCGGGTTCGACCCCCGAGCAGGCTGCTGACCCCCGGTGGTGAAATGGTATGACACATGCTCGACACGCATGAGTAGAAGGTTCGATTCCTTCCTGGGGGACTTTACCAACCAGTCCTGGAGCAATGCGATGAGCAATCGGAAGAGCGAAAATCTCATGGCGTGGATCTCGGTTTGCATCGGCTTGGGCTTATGGGTAGCCTTCGCCGGAGGTTGCTACACTCTGTTTTCCGGGCAGGGCGATCTGCATGAGTTCAAGATCGCGATGACCAACTTTCTGTTCGCCTGGATGCAAACCGCCTTCGTCCTTCGCCACCTTGACAATCTCAACGGGTTTCATGTGACCGAGAGGGAGAAGTTGGTCTACTCTCGGTAAGCAGTAGTTACAGCAGGGCTATCCGATTGGCGACGGAATCCGCTTGGAAGGCGGACGTGCGAAAGCCTTGAGGGTTCGACTCCCTCCCCTGCTGCTTGGTTTTACAGAAGGGCAAGCCGATTGGCGACGGTATCCGCTTCGAAAGCGGACGAGCGGCTCAATGCCGCCTTGAGGGTTCGACTCCCTCTCCTTCTGCTGCGGTCATTGATGGGGGTTGTGATGTAATTGGATAGCATCCCTGATTGTGCGTCAGGTCGTGCCGGTTCGAGTCCGGTCAAGCCTACTGGGTGTGTTTTGCATACAGACAATCAGAATTAGCAACATGAGAATTCACAAGAGCTTCAAAACTGAACTTGACCCAAACGATAAACAGCGGACGCTTTTCCTTAAAAATGCCGGAGTTGCCCGATTTGCCTACAATTGGGGCTTGCATCAAGCACAACAAGCTCAGGCGAATGGTCAAAAAAGACCTCGATATTTTGAACTCAACCGTCGTCTGAATTTGCTTAAAAAAACAGAATTCCCATGGATGTACGAAGTGTCTAAGTGTGCTCCTCAGGGAGCTTTGCAGGATCTCGAAGAGGCGTTCAAAAGATTTTTCAAGAATTGCAATCTGAAAAATAAGGGTGGTTTCAAGAGCAAAAACGGTTTTCCCAGGTTCAAAAACAAAAAAAACGGTGTTGGCGGCTTTCGACTGACAGGGTCTATCTATGTTTTTGCCGATGCGATCCAAATTCCCAAAATTGGCAAGGTGCGTCTGAAAGAGCGTGGCTATATTCCGACAGACGCTAAAATTCTCAATATTACCGTCACAGAGCGCGCTGGACGTTGGTTCGTCTCGGTGCTGATTGAAGCAGAACTGCCCGAGCCGTCTGCTAAGCCTGTTGCTGTTGCTGGCGTTGATCTTGGTATCAAAACGCTCGCGACCTGTAGCGACGGCGTGACGTTCCGGCACTCCAAGGCTTTGCAGGAAAGCCTCCAAAAACTCAGGCGGCTTAGCCGCCTTGTGTCACGCAAGAAGAAAGGCGGTGCCAACCGGAGGAAAGCCGTAGCCAAACTCGGGAAGCTTCACAAGCGGATTAGTGACATCCGGAACGACACGCTTCACAAGGTCACGACGCACCTGGCGAAAACCAAGTCGGTCGTCGTGATCGAAGACCTTAACGTCTCCGGCATGCTCAAAAACCGTTGTCTCGCCAGAGCCATCAGCGATGTCGGGTTCGGCGAGTTCCGTCGTCAGATGGAGTACAAAGGCTCCTGGTACGGCTGCAAAGTCATCGTCGCTGATAGGTTTTTCCCGTCGTCGAAGATGTGCTGCAAGTGCGGCGAAGTCAAAATCGACCTATCTTTGTCAGAAAGGATCTTTGTTTGTGAATGTGGCAATGTGATTGACCGCGATTTGAATGCCGCAATCAATCTTGAGCGATACTGTACCGCCGGTTCGGCGGGAATCTACGCCTGCGGAGAATCGGGCTCTGGGCTCGGCTCGCAAGAGTAGAGTGTAACCGGATTCGTTGAAGCAGGAAGCGGACTGCAAGCTACAACTTGCGTAAGTTCCGCAGAACAGGCGTGATGTCATGAGCGGCGTATTGACCCGCCCGGTTTTGGTCCTCAATCAGTCCTGGATGCCCATCCACGTTTCCGAGGTCGCCTCGGTCGTGACGAAGCTCTGGAACGACGTCTTCAAGGCGATCGACCCGGAGACCTACGGGCTCCACACCTGGGAAGAGTGGATCGAACTGCCGGTCGGTGAAAGTGAGCCATGCATCCGCACCGGGAAGCTGAAGATCAAGGTTCCCGAGGTCGTGTGTGCGTTCCGCTACGACAAGATGCCTGCGGCGGCGGTCGTGTACAACGCCCGCAACGTCCACAAGCGGGACCACTACACCTGCCAGTATTGCGGGGCTCAGCCGGGGCTCGACGGCGTCACGATCGACCACGTCGTGCCGAAGGCTCAGGGCGGCGGCTCGAACTGGCTCAACTGCGTCTCGTGCTGCTCGCCGTGCAACGCCAAGAAGGCTGACCGCACGCCCGAGCAGGCTGGCATGAAGTTGAGGCGGCAGCCGTTCAAGCCGGAATTCAAGGCGTTCTGGCAGGAGCAGGGCGCCAGGGTCGCAAGCTGGGAGAGGTTCGTCCGGCACGCGCCGGTTATGAGCTATGCTTGAAGCGTCGCCCCTTCGGGGGCGACCAATTAGAGTGGCGAAGATCGCGGGTAGCGGCGGCGTCTCTGCAAAAGACGTATACATCGGTTCGACTCCGACGCCACTCTCTCACACAAGGACGGAACCATGCTGAAAGTCAATGGAAGCGCCTCGCTGACGCCCGACTCCGTCGTCCTGACGGCTGGGGAGGACGGCGAGTACGGCTCGGCGTGGCTCCCGACGCCCGTCAGCACGCTCGACGACTTCTCGATATCGTTCGCGTTCCAAGCCAAGCCCGTCCCTGGGAGACCCCTGGGAGCCGGGCTTGCTTTCGTTATCCAGAACAGCTTCATGTACGGCTATCTGGAGACGGCGACGAACAACAACCCCGGCAAGGGCAGCCTCGGCATGGGGACGGGGAAGAAGGTCGCGATCAAGTTCGACTTCTTCAACGACAACGTCAACAACTGGCAGGGACCGGGCATGGCGAGCACCCGGAACGCCACCGGTCTCTACGTCGACAGCCGCATGCCCGACGTCACGGACCCCGAAGAGATCAATACCGACCTCGACTTCACGAAGCCGGTCTACGTCACGATCTCCTACAACGCATCCGGCGGGACGCTGACGCAGGAGATGGGCTCCGTCAAGGGGCAGCCGTCCTGGAAACACGTTTACAGCGATCTGAATCTCAGGACTGAATTCGCCAGGGCGGATTACGACGGCGGCAGGGCTTACCTCGGCTTCACCGGCAGCACCGGCAGCTTCTATGTCTTGCAGTCGCCTCCGACGGCGAGGATCGAGGTCTTCGACCTGAGCGTCAAGGAGCCGAGCCGCTACCGCTTCTCCTTCTCGCTCTCCGAGCCCAAGATCACGGCGGCTGATGTGTTCGGGACATCCGGACATGTCCGGACGCTGTGGCAGGCGAACAGGCTCTTGCCCGGCGACTACGTCGTCGGCTGGGACGGGCTCGACGAATACGGCAAGGTGGTCCCAGCTTCCGCCAACCCTTACGTCCAGGTCGTGGCGAGCGCGAGGAGCGTCGTGGCGTCGACGGTCGGCAACGACGGCGGCTATTCCGCCGTCGGGATCTACGGCATTGCGGCGTCGCGGCACGACGACCGCCTCTACACGGCGATCCAGGGCGCCGACTCCTGCCTCGGCGGATGCTCGCGGCAGCTTGATGCGTCGGGCAGGATCGTGCAGCCCGCGTACGTCATGGACGCCCCAGGCTTCGCCGGCTCGGCGGTGACGCTGGACGCGAAATACTTGTACGTCGCGGTCCAGATCGCCCTCCAGGGCGGCTACGGCGTCACGAAGATCACGCGGGACTACTACGACCCATCCGACTCATTCACGAGCGAAAGCCTGCTGAGCCACGGCGGGAAGAAGTACATCCACGTCGACGACGGCGACGCTGGCGAGATGACGCTGATCCGCAAGATGGCGGCGACGAATTACGCCGACCCTTCCAGGGGTCTCCTGTACGTCGTGAACCGCAGGCTTTCCCGCATCGAGCGATACGACAAGGTCAAGGGTCAGCCGATCGGGCTCCCGATCGCGATGGACAATCCGACGGCGGTCGCGTACGACGATGCGACGGCGACGCTCTACGCCTCGGACGGCAAGAGCGTCTTCGCCTTCGACGACGCCGGCAAGCCGCTCCGCACGCTCCCGGCGGCGTTCGTCGACGTCTCGGATCTGGTCGTCGCGAATGGCTTGTTCTACGTGGCGGATCGCGGCGTCGGTCGCGTGCTGGTCTACGACGCGGCTGGGAAGCTGAAGCTGTCGATCGGGCAGGACAAGGACGACGGCGTCCGCAAGTTTTGGAGCCTGACCGGACTCGCCGTGGACGCCTCCGGCTCGCTCTACACGGTGCAGAACCTCCGCAAACCCGACAAGCCGTCGACGCTGTCGAACGGCGTCCAGATCGCCAAATGGAGCCCTTCCGGCGATAACGTGTGGGTGAAGGGAGGCTACTCGTTCCAGGGCGGCGCCGGGACGGCGGCTGACGGCGTGCTCGTCACGTCCGACCTCCGCACGTTCTCGATCGACTCCGAGACGCGGGCGTGGAAGTACCTGGGCACGATCGACTATCCGGCTTGGGATTCGGGAGCCGACGCCGACTACAACGACACGTCCCGGTCTCCGATGCGGAACCTGGGCGGCACGCTGGTGAAATCATTGCGGGACGAGGGCGGCGTCGTCTTCATCCGCAGCGGCAAGGTGCTGGCGTCGGTGTCGCCCGACGTCGTCACGAGGGGCGCCCAGAAGTTCAAGTCGACGACCGGAATCCCCGTGGCGTACATGATGTCCGACCGCGCCGGGAACGTCTGGTGCGTCTCGCGGCATCCGACGACGTGGATGTACGGTCTGTACAAGCTGCCGCTGCTCTCGTTCGACCGGAGCGGCGCCCCGGTGCATAACTGGAACGCCGTGGCGAAGGTCATGGACTTCGACGCGATCCCGAATTCGATCGCGATCAACGACGGCGGCGTCTACTCCCTGGTTTCGGACTGGACGCTGAGCCCGCCGAGCAGTATAAGCGTATTCGGGAACTACAGCATCGGCGGCAGCAATGCACTCGTGAAATATTCCCTGAATGGAACGCGGGAATGGACGATCCGCCTGCCCAACTACGCCGTCTGCCTCGACTCGATCCCAGGCGGGGGCGGCGTCGTCGTCGGCATGGCGGTCGGGAGCGAGGTCTATCAGGTGACGAGCGAAGGTCAGGTGACGGCGTGCTCCTTCCCGTCGACGCCTTCGGACTGGCTCGACGTCAAGAGCGGCTCGATCGGCGTCAGCCGCGACGAGAAGACCGGTCGCATCGACGTCTTCACGGAAAACATCGGCTGGTCCCAGACGGCTTGGCATTCGATCTACCAAAGGGCTCCCGTCGTCGTCCTCCGTGGGAAGGCGGTCGGCGGAGCCGTTTCACCGTTGAAGTAAACCGCCTCCGCCTTTCGGCGGCGGCTTTCCATCTGTTCAGCCGAAGCTGAGCGACAGTTCTAAGGCTGGTTTACATTTCAGCCTGAGCCAGCCCTTGCGGGCTGGCGGCGGATTCAATCGCGAAGGTTATGCGGAATGCCAGGCGATCCCCTGAAGCCGTTCCCTCCGTCGCCACGACGGTGGTGCGTTTGAGACAGCCGGGCGGAAACCTTCCGCGATGCCGACAACAGCAGGATAGGTCGCGTCTTGAGACGCGACCAGGGTTACATATCATTCTTTTTGCAAGAAGAAACTATTCCTCCAGCGGATTTAGCCGCTGGTCTCCCATCCGGATTCAAAATGAGGCAACGATGATCGGCACGCTGATTCTCGCCGTGGCGATGACGACCGGCGTCGAGTTGATCAAGACGTCCCGCGAGGTGCAGCAGGACAAAGGGACGTGGGTCGTCTCCTACAAGCTCCGGAGTCCATTCGGCGAGGAGACTTTCGTACGACGTTCCGACGTCATCCTGACGCTTGCGGGGACCGCCTCCAATTCCGCCGTCCCCGGAGACGGCGTATGCCGCGAGTTCCGCATCGTCGCATCGGACGCCGAGAAATCCCCTGGGCATTTCGGTCGCCATGCGATCCATCTCGACGAGTCCGACGCCAGGTCGTGCCGCATGGCGATTCGCGTCGAGATGGGCGACAAGGACGCCGCCGTCATAAGCCCCGGAAGGGATCTGGATCTCCGAATTTTTTTCGAGCACAACCATTTCGTTTATGGAATTTGGGAACCAATTCTGGGAGAATGGTCGCTCGACTTCGACATGGGCGAATTCCAATTCCGGGATCGGCTGAAGCTCGACATGGCGGAACGAGCGAAACCCGACTTGGCGATCAACGTCGGCGAAGGCTCGCGGGACGAAACCTATTCCAAATCCGCTGTCAACAGCGTATACTTTGCGTCCCACGATCCGTGCAAAAACAACGTTTCGGTCAACAACATCCCGGTGCGGTACGGGACGAAGCTCAGGTTCTCGTTCAGGTATCTCGTCGCCCTCGGGACCGAGGGCGAACCCTGCGTCGAACTCAGGCAGGAGACCGACGCAGGGGATATGTGGAAGCGGATTTACGACGCCGACATGACGATCGTCTTGACGACGGTCGGGAAGTGGCAGGAGTATTCCGGAATCATCAACGTCGATGGGAGCGGCTCCTTGCTCGACGTGAGATTCCGCCTCGCATCGAGCGACGTCGGCGAAGTATGGATTTCCGACCTGCAACTCAAGGAAGTCGGCTTCTCACCATCGAGAAATCCTTAGCCTTCAACGAGGCTTTGTGACCTAGATTAACCTTTAGGCGACAAAACCTCGTACTGGAGCATCACAAATGCGTTGTTTCGTTATAGTTATTGCTTTTCTGTTCACGTCGGTTTCGATCTCTCACTTCCGCTATTTGCAGAAGCTGGAAACCAAGATCGAAATGATGGAGTCGTACGTCGACCAGTCCCGCAAAGAATTGGCGACGCTGACGCGGCTCAACGATCTGCAAGCGGGGCATATGAGCCTCATAGTCGAGACGCAGATGCGGCTCATGCACCGCGTCGTCCCCCATGTGTCGACGAACAACTACTGCCCCGACTGCGTCGAATACAAGCAGCACATCGACAAGGTCACGAGCGATTTCGAATCTCACGCAGGCGACACGGGCAGGACCGAGACGCAGCGTGTCAAGGAGCGAGTCCTCAACGCGATGGCAATGCCAGAGCGGGAGGTCTACGACGGAGAAGACCAGTGAGAATCGAGATCAGCAGGAAGGACGTCCTCCGAGCGACATTTAGAGCCGGGGGACCTGGCGGGCAGAATCAGAACAAGGTCGAGACGGCGGTGCGGCTGACTCACCTACCAACCGGCGTCGTAGCCGAATCGAGGGTCGAGCGGACCCAGGAAGGCAATGAGCAAAGAGCCTGGAAGCTGCTCATTTGCAAGATCGTAAAATCCCACGAAGATCGTCTTGCCAACGAGAGGCGAGACAGGTATAATGCAAAAGCCGACGCAGCTTTCGGCAGCCAGATTCGCACGTACGTCCTCGACGGCGGCAAACCCCGCGTCGTCGATCACGTCACGGACGTCAAGGCTGATCCAAACGACGTCGTCTTCAAGGGGCGTCTCGACGCCCTCATCACGGCGAACATGATCTTCAGGCACAGAAAACAAGCAAAATCGTGATCATCCTCCCGATGCGGTCTCTCACGAGAAGACCCAGGCATCCGCAAAAGCCGGACCCATTCTACAGTCGCATGTTGCGGGTTTCCGTAATCCTGGGAAGCGTTTTCGGAGCCGCCTGGTTCGTCCTGTTTCTCTGCAACCCGGACAGCCTTTTGATGGCGGGCTCCGGAGTTATCTTCGGGATCATCTTCGGGATGTGGGTGGCTGGCATCAGTGCCATGACATAAGGATTCGCCATGATCCCCGAACTGCTGGACCACGTTGCTACGCGATTCATCAAACGGGCTCTGATCTTCCTGGCGATCGTCGTGCCGCTCGCCGCCTACGGAGCCTACCACCTGATCCGCCTGCTCTTGGAGGCTTTGTCATGATCGGCGGTCCGTTCTGCTGGATCGACAGCGTCATCGAGTTGAACAACCGTCGCGAGGCGGAGTTGCGGCAAGCCAAGAAGCTGCTCCGAGAGCACCGTCGGGAGCGGATTCGTGAATTCTGGGGATTCACGAAATTCGTGGCGATCATTTTCCTTCCGCCGATGCTCCTGGCGTTTGTGCTGGGCGGCATCGTCATGAGTTTTTGCAGATAAGGAGTGCGACCCTGATGTTTGGTCCGGGTTTTGGTCTTGCTATCCTACTAGGCATGATGTTCAAGAACGCAGAAGACGACAAAGTCGGCTGCGGCTGCCTCATCGCCGCAGCCGTGGTCGTCGGCGTCCTGAGCCTTTGCGGGGCTTATTTCGTCGTCAATTGGCTCTTGAACCACGTTCATGTGACGCTGGGCTGCCTCGGGTGAAAATCCGCGAGGGAGCCGAAAAAAAATCCAAAGAGATGTTGACAACGGTTCCGAGTCGTGATAGGATACCTACATCTGACGCAGTGAGAACAAGGTTGCATGGAAATGCGGGTTCAAATCCCGCCGCATGCTAGTGGGTCTAGTGACATGCCACCTTTTTCTCTTCAAGGGGCGCGTTCTAGAATCGAATCGCGTCGAGACTGAGATACAGTGCGAGCCGTGCTTGGTCGAGCGGGCACGTTAAAAATCGACCGAAACCTTAGCTGCGAACGACACCGTTCCCTTCCGTCTCGCCGCCTGATCGGCGAGAGGATCGGACGCAAGGCTCCATCCTGGAGGGCTTTGCGTCCGAGCGTCAAACCAGGATAGGGCAGCGTCAGTTCTGACCGGTCGCCGCCCGAAACAAAAACGCCAGATCGCCTGAAATGATTGTGCCGAGTGCAATCTTCAAGGCTAAACCTTCATTCGGAAACGCTCGTAGTGCTGGTCTTTGCCTGACCCGATGACAGCGGTGCAAGTCCGCTCGCGTCCAATTGATGCAAGCTGTTTGTTCGCAAGGTCTTATAGCTAGAAAGGTTGCCATGTCCACGTCCGAAGTCGCTGACCAGGCGGTTCCCGCCAAATCCCCGAAGACCGCGAGCCCCAAGAGCCGGAAGGCATGGGTGCCGCCAGCCGGTTTCAAGCGGAACATGATGCTGTCGAGCGGCAAGGCGGTGGCTCGCGTCACCTACTGCTACGACACGATCGACGCCAAGATCAAGGTCGTCATCGGCGCCTGGTCGCAGTGGTATCGCGGCGCAGACGGCAGCGAGCCGCGAATCCAGACCGTCCGCCTTCGGGTCAAGACGACGAACGTGACGGTCAAGCTGGCTGACGGCAACATGCTGCGAGCCAGGGCTTGCTGCAAGCCGATGGACCAGTTCAACGCCCACACGGGCAAGCACGCCGCGATCGAGCGTCTGCTCCGCAAGAACGCCGACGTTCTGACGAAGGACGACCGCCGTCAGATCCGCAACACCCTCTGCCCCGGTCTGGCTCGTCAGATCCAGCGGCGGGAGGAAGCCAAGGCGAAGCGAGACGCCGACCAGGCGGCGAGGCGAGCCGAGGCGGCTGCCAAGCGAGCCGAGGTCGTGAAGCCGGTCGTCGACCCGCAGTCCAACGGAGCGATTCCGGACTTCGCGGCAAGTCTCCGCAAGGGGATGGAGATGACGGTCGCGGACGTCGTCGCCGAAGCCAAGGCGGAAGCGGCGGAGTAATCGGAGGAAGGGGTCGCACATGGTCACGTTGACGAAATTTCGCGAGAAGCCATTCGTCGCCGGAAGCAATGACGACCCCGTCTATCTCTTCCTCGACCCCAGGACGGGCAACATCTTGTTCCCTGGTCCTGCGTCGATTCATGCTCCAAGCAAACGATTCGCCTTGCGACAAGAAGACGCATACAGCGAAGTCGTGCTGGAGGTGCAGATCGACGGAGGTCGCGTTGTTCTCGACCTGGCTTACGTCGCCGACATGGCGGCGGCTGAGGAATGGGTCGAATCGGCGAACGAGTTCCTGGCTTTATTTGTCCAGTAAAACGACACCCGCCTAGCTCAGTCGGCAGAGCACCGACGAAACGATGGTCTCATGTTGGCGGAATTCGGGCGACGGTGTACAACGCCGTCCGCGTGACTCCAATGTGTGGCATGATCACATCGTGACGTGTCGGAGGTCCGTGGTTCGATCCCATGGGCGGGTACTCTTACTGACACCCGGTTAGCTCAACTGGTTAGAGCGCCGTCCCCTGGATGGTGGACCCGGTCGTGGAGCCGCAGGAGGTTGCGCAGCCTCCGGTAGCGACGAAACGGCATGGTCTGCACGATCGAATCCGGGAACATGGCGGAGGCTGCGAGGTTCGAATCCCGCACCGGGTACTTCTACTTATGGAGCAGCAACGTAATGCGTTTCCTAACGTGGCGAGAGCGGCTCGGTCGTCCCGAATGCCCTTACATGACGCGGTGGGCGATCAACTTCGGGCTGTTCTCGTTACGCATCCACCATTGGCATAGCTCCGACGACCACCGCTACTACCACGACCATCCCTGGTGGTTCGTAACATTGGTGCTCAAGGGCTCCTACACCGACGTCTCCGACGATGGTCGCGAGGCGATGACGCCCGGCTCGATCCGCTGTCGACCCGCCCTGCACCGCCACACCGTGGAGGTCGCGGACGGCGGCTGCTGGACCGTGCTGCTGACCGGCAAGGTCGTGCGGAGATGGGGCTTCTGGGTCAACGGCAAATTTAAAAAGACGAACAAGTATTTTCTTGAGCACGGTCATCATCCGTGCAAGTAATGCCTCCGGAGTGTGTTGGTCAGCACGCAACGACTTCGAGCGTTGTAGTTCGGGTTCGAATCCCGACGGAGAGCAATCCGGGAATAGAGGTCAAAATGATTTTCGAGTCGCACATCACCGTCGAAGGCGTTTCGCTGCCGCGATTCAAGGCGATGTGCCGCCAGGCAGACGTCAAGCCGGTGCATATCGTCAGCGACACGGGCTCCGGCGTCGAGCAGTTGATGTCGGCTCACTTCCATCATGTGCGGAGCTTCCCGCAGGCGTATGCCGAGATGGAGGATCTCTGCCGAACGTTCCATCCAGCCGTAGTCCGATCCAAGCTCGAATACATCCCGCGACCCAAGGACGTCGACCCGCCGACGATCTTCCTGTACGAAGAATGGCATTTCAAGTTCGAGGTGGCGTTCGACTACGTCGAGACGCTGCGGAATCTCGCCGCATCGGCGGGATTCAAGACCTCGATCAACGCCGTGCGGCAGCCCCAGGATTCCGAGACGATGTTCGTCTTCGCCACCACGAGGAGCCGCGAGTCGAGCGAATCATTTCGCGATTCGCTGTTCGGCGTCGAGACGCTTTACTGGAAGCCGATCAACTCGATCCACGAATGCGTGGTGTATGACTCCAATCCTGGGGTCGACCGCTACTGGTTTTGCGACTGCCCGTTGAAATCCACCGATCGGATCTGACTGGCGTACAATCAAGGACGGATCTGAACCGCCGGAGAGATTCGGCGGTTTTTTTGTTGAAATGTGTTGCATTCGTCAAATCGAGGCGACATAATGTCGCTTCTGGAATACCGGGAGAAGCTCGTGTTCAATCCGGCGGACATCGTTACGATCCTGGCGACCATCGGGATGCTCGTCGTCCTTGAGGGTCTGCTTTCCGCAGACAACGCCCTCGTGCTTGCCGTCATGGTCAAGCACCTGCCGCACGTCGACCAGAAGAAGGCGTTGCGGTACGGCATCTTCGGGGCGTTCGCCTTCCGCCTCGTCGCGGTCCTATTCGCCGGAATCCTGCTGGATTTCTGGATCTTCAAGATCATCGGCGGCGGCTACCTGCTCTACCTGGCGTTGGAAAATCTTCTGAAGCATGGCGACGACGGCGACGTTGCGTCTCGCGAGCGGAGCTTCTGGGGGACCGTGATCGGCGTCGAACTAGCCGACATCGCGTTCTCGATCGACTCGATCCTCGCCGCCGTCGCGATGGCGGAAGGCTTGCCCAAGCACCTGCATTCGGCGTCGCTGCTGGCGTTGTCGCTGAAGACCTGGACCGTATACGTCGGCGGCGTGCTCGGCATCATTACGATGCGATTCGTCGCGGGCAAGTTCATCGGGCTTCTTCGCCGTTATCCAAGGCTGGAAACCGGCGCCTACTATCTCGTGCTCTGGATCTCGTTCAAATTGATCGGCTCCGGGCTGCACAACGCCCTCGCGGGCAACCCGCAGTACAACCATTTGCCGCTGGAGATGAACGAGTACGTCTTCTGGGGCGGCATGCTCACGATCTTCGCCTCTTGCTTCCTTCTCCCTTCAAAGGGCAAGGAGTCGACGCCGACATGATGAAGATGAGGGCACTCAAAGTTCGAGGCATCTGGTTCACTCTGGCGATGATCTGGACCGGCGTCCTGATCGCCGCCTGTATCGGTCAATACAAGGCTGCGGCGCGGCACGAAAAAATCATCAGCGACATCGCCAAGGAGTGCGAAGCCGCCTCCAAGGTGTCGAAGATCGCCAGGGACTTTCAGACGGCTTCTTCTCTCGTGGTCATGTGCGTCTTCGAGCCAGACGAAGCCAGGGCTCTTCAGGCGAGGGCGATGTTCGACGCCGCCGACGACTCGCTCGCGTCCCTGGTGCTGGTTGATGCCGAGCGGTACGCCAATTTCGCCCATGTCATCGGAATGTCCAGGGAGTATCTCGACGTCGAGACGCTCAAAAAATCCAAAGAGCCGTTCTCGCACATTCTTTTCACGAGCACGACCTGCGTCACGACGGTGAACGCCGAGGCGGCTAAGATCATCGAGTCTCACACCAACGTGAGCGAATCGGCGAAGCCGTTCGGGGGCGACAAGGCGATCCCGCTTGTGGTCGTCGGCGTCGGCGTCATGATCTTCGGCGGCATGCTGGCGTCGTTGCGGACGCCACAGGTCGATCAGGACGAATCCCAGCCTGAAATTTGACCTATTCTGAAATCGAGGAACCTGGGTTTTCTCGATTGAAAGAAAAGTGTAGAATAAAAACCAGACCGGGCAGGAGGCGACGAGCCTTCTGCCTGAGTCTCTCCGGAAGGCGATCGCCTTACCGAAGCCCGAGAGCGATCTTGGGAATGTTTAACCTCGACATGACGTCGGGGCTTAGCCCAGGGATGGGCTGCGATCGTAAGATCGTTCTGCGCGTCAAGGACGACGTGCAGGTAGAGCCTAAATAAATGGATTGTCCGATAAATAGGCTTCTACAAAAAAGCGACCCCGGCGATGATCTGCCGGGGTCGCTTTTTTATTCATCGACGTCGACGTCGTCTTCTTCGGTCCCGTTGGGGGCGGAATTCTCCGTCACCTTCTTGCCTCGCTCTGGAAGGACGTGGCTTTCCTTGGCGATCTTGGCGATTGCCTGGAGTACCGTGATGATGCAGTGCTCACGCGCCCGCAGCACCTTGGCGGGCGTCTGGTCGGTGTCGACCTCCGTCGCGTCGCTCGGCATCCATGCGCCCATCTTCGCGATCTGGCGAAAAGCGAAGTTGCTCAGGACGGCTAGCCGCGTCGTCTGAGCCCTGTAACGGGCGACGTTAGCCTCGGTGACGAACTTGTCGAATTCCAGTTCTTCGATCGTTTCTGCCTTGATGGCTTCGGCGTATTCGATCACGTCCTGCTCGGTGATGCCCTCCGGCTCCGAGTCCGACTTCGATTCAATCGGGATTTCTTGGTCGCTCATAAACACCTCCTGCCAAAGATTAGGACGATTGCGGCGCCCTGCCCGACTGAATAAGCCTGCCGATCGTTTCCGCCCATCTCCTAGCGCATCGCTGGGGCGTCATCTGATCGCAGACGTATTTCCTCGCCCGAAGCAGCCTCAGGCGGTTGCCCTGGGTTTCCTCCGTTGCAATCATAATTTTGGCGGACACGTCTTCGGAAGTCCATGTGTTCGGAACGATTACGGCGAGGTCAGATGCCGGGTCGACTACGCCTCCGGACGTCGCGACCACCGGGACGGAACTGAGCCATGCCTTCGCGACGCTTCTCCCGAACCCACGGTCCATGTCGACGTTCAGGAATACGTCGGTTGATGCGATGATTTGTCCAATGTCGCCCTCCTGGATGATCTTGACTCGATCTCCCAACTTGTTCTGGAAGTTCCTGATCGATTCGGAATGGATCGATCCAATACCCGCCATGACGCCCGCGATGCGTTCGTCGCCCGTTTCCATCGCTTCCGCCAAGGCTACGGCGGAAGCGATGCCGCAAGTCGACACGACCACAGAGCCTTCGGGAAAGCCCCAGTCGATGCAGTCGCCTTCGGGAACCGTCACTCCGTCGTGGATGATCGCCACGACGCGGGAGTTGCCGATGCGGTCGGCGGCGTCGCGGCTGGTCGCTACGATCAGGTCCGCCCAGAAAGCCGATTCGACCTCTTCTTTGGCGGTCAAAGGATTGTCGACGACCTTGATGTTGACGACATGGCTCGGCTGCGAGTCGATCAAAGCTTGGGAAGGAGACGTCCCGTAATATATCATGACGTCCGAAAAACTTGAGAATGATTTCGCCGTCGCGTCAATTCCGAATGTGGAGAACGAATCGCCGGTCTTGTAGTGGACGGAGCCAAACGACAAGTCGTCGGAGATCCAATGGTCCCGGACGTTTTCGGCGAACTCCCTGGCGTCGGCGTCCCACCCCTCGACGACGATCGACACCTCGGCTTGCGACGGGAACCCTTCCGGAGTCACGAAATCATTTTGGCTGGCTCCTTCTATCTTGCATTCGATGCACTCCTCGATCGTCACGACGCCGGGCTTGACGCCGCCTTTACCCAGGGCGCACGAGAACTTGTTGCGGCAAGAGCATTCCGGGAGCAAACCGCGCCATCGGCAAGCGTCGACGGCTTTCTTGGCGACGTATGCAGCCCTAGGGCTGCGAACCGGAGGGGCGACCTTCCCATCAGCCGGGCGAGCCGATCGCCGGGATTCGACGGCGGTGCGGATCAGTTCACTCCATTCTCCCCCCGTCTTCCCGATCGTGTACTCCATCGCCGCCGTCTTCGCGGCGGCGTCGACCCTAGCGGTTCGGTTCGGATCGGCGAAATCGTTCAGGATGCATCTCGCGACGATCTCGCCGCGATTGGTCCTCGGCATGATGCGGACCAGCCTCTTGTTGACTGACGCGATGCCGACGTCGACGCTTATGACCGGCGTATGCGACGCCCAGGCTTCCACGATCGCTGATCCGAATCCACCTCGTGAAGACGGCTTGACTAGAGCGTCGATGCACGACAGGTATCCTCCCAGTTCGTAGTTCCACGGGAGGAACCCGACCCTCCCCGGAACCTTGTCGTCGACGAGAGCCTGGAGGAATTCGAGGTAATCGCCTTCTCCGTATCCGCATATGAGAAGGGCGAATCGTTCGGGCAGGAACCCGACAGCTTCTATGAGCGTTTCGAGATTCGCATTCGGCTCGACGCGACCAATGTATCCGATGATACTCTTGTCCGGGAGATTGAACATCCTCCTTGCGACATCCCTGTCGATCGCGAGGCACCTCTCTGGGTCCACGCCCTTCGGGATGACGCTCAGAATCGCCGCGTTCGGCTCGAACGGGTTCGTCGACGTTCTACATCGCTCGGTGCTGAATACGATGATGTCGGCTGCGTCCGATCGCTTGGACAGCGAAGGGTTGGACGGATCGATTTCGGAGTCGACGACGCTGAATACGACCGGTTCATTGGTATGCGAATCCAGGAAGACGCCTTCAACGTCGACGTTGCCAAGAAGGATTGCGGCGTCGCATTTGCCGACGAAGCCGGACGCCGACGCTTTGCCGCAGGACACCTGGAACCTGGACGAAAGGAAGGCGAACGACATGCGATCCTGATCGGTCAGCAGCGATTCTTCATATTCACTCAGGATCGACATGGCGACGACGCGAGCGTGGGTGTCGTAAAATGATTTCGCCAGAGACGCTATCGACGCGGCTTCGCCGAGGTCGGGTATCTTGTCGGCGATCAGCACGACTTCGGCGGCGCGGCTCGTGTCCACAACCGGGGCTCTTGGCGGCGTGTAATCTTCAGGCAGCCCGTCTTCCGTCGCAACCTGCCTGATGACGTCGCGGTATTCTGGCTGTTCCGCAGCGAGGTCGCAGTACACCGGGTGCGGCAGCGTATAGCTGGGGCATCCGTACGGCAAGTCCTTGCAAGGGCAGTGGTTGCATTTCACGACGACGGACTCTCCGTGATGGTTACGACTCCGGGAATCGCCGCGCAGGATGCGAAGCGGAATCTGAGATTGATCGGTCGGCAAGTGTAAGTCGTCCTGCCGTTTGCGACGTCGGAGGCGTTTCCCCTGTCCAGTGGGCTGTATGGATAGTAGTACGTGTAGTTGTCGGAATAGACCTCCGTCGAAGAGAACACGCCCGTCGTTGCCCCGACGTACCATTTCGTCACGACCTTGCCCGAGGCGTCGCGAACGAGTTGCTGATAGCCGGTGGCAGGGACGGACGGGTCCGGATAATACATGTAGTACCTCGGTCCTTCTCCCAGGAAAGGGCACATAGGAATGTATGCGGGTATCTGGTTGCTTTTACCGATGGCGTCTTGTATCGCGTCCTGGTCGGCATAGACGGCGAGTTCCGGATGCGGATCACCTGCACGAACGTCTCCTCCGCCGCTTCCGCCGATGCCGTCCGCATCCCTGTAGGCGTACCCCTGGGTCTGGAACGGCTGTACCGGAGCCGGATAGGACGCAACTCCGTTGCCCCAGTTGCCTCCATTCAAAAACATCGAATCAACGTCGACGCACTTGCCGTCGGTCATGAAGTATGGCGTGGGAAGCGTGAAGCTTCCACCTACCGTAACCGTCGAATTGGTATTTTGGCAGTACGTCACCATTTGGTCGTATGTGCCAAAGAAGCTCCTCGTAGGACCCCCTAGCGGAAAAACTCCGGGGAGGAATCCGACGTAATAGTCGTAGAACTCGCCCGAAAAATTCCTGGCATTGATGTTGTGGGTGTAGGAATTCCATCTCGGAGGGTAAACGACACTATGTCCAAGGGTGGAATCAACCGTGATGGCGATGTACCCGTTCGTCGGGAAATATTGGGTCAATCTCCACCTTCTTCCGTCGGGGCATTGCAGTCGATAGACGATCGAGGCGCTGACGGACGTCCCCGGAGTCGTGACTGGCATATACCCCGTCGCCGGATAGGGGAATTGCTGAAAGTTGTTGCTGAGCAGCGGACCAGAGTTCCTCAATTGAGGGACGCACGTCATACCGCCGTATCCGGTGGTCTGATACTGATAGCACCCCCACCACTCCGCTCTCTTGTCGTTGTAGACGACGTAATTGTTGACGTCCCGATAGCTGTAAGCCATTGACTTCAACGTGATGGTCTTGTTGCCGTCGGTGAGCGACATTTCCAGGGGCAGCGGTTCGACGCAGCCGCCGTCGCAACAGACCCCGGAAGTCCCTTTGATGCCGATGCCGATCGCGTTGTTCTGGCACGGGAGTGCATGGACGTAGCCGCTGTTGGACTGGAACCCCGGCGCCGAGGTGTAGACCTCGTATACGCCCCCCGATTCCCTGATGTTGAAATAGCACTTGCCCTTGAAGTCGGTCGTCTTCTTGTCGAGGATTACGAATCCGTCGTCGTTGTGATCGGTGATGTAGATATTGTAGCCAACCGCCCCCGGAGGTAGTTTCGGCAGATAGACCTTGGGTATCCAGCCTTTCTTGGACACCTTGAACTCCGCGCTGATCGGTCCAGGTTCGGTTTCGCCGTAACGGACGGCTCCGGTGTCAATCATCTGACCATTGGCGTCATAGATTTTGGCGGCGCCGACGAAGGTGTAGCGAAGCGAGTAGGTCCCGACGTCCAGGCTGCCGCCCTCTTCGCCGTATCCTCTCGGGTCGACGATGGCGGCGACGGTCGGGTTCGGAATCGGATAGTTCCAGTAGTAGAAGAAGACTGACGCCGGAGAGACAATTGGATCTCTCGACCCGTACGGATATACGAGGTTGAAGTTGGAACCCGTCTCGTTCCGCGTCGGCGGCGCAGGCGGCAACGGTATCGGACCGTAATACTTCAGAGAATTTCCGGAATACTGGCTGATGATCCGGTGCAGCTTGTCCTTTCCGCCGCGACGCACGCTGGTGTAGACGTTGGTCGACTTGACCTTGGGGTTACGGGAATAAACGCTTCCGATTTTGGGGAAGAACTCGAACTCCACGCATCCCCAGTTGTCTGTGGTGTATTCGTACGTTGAAGAAGGTTGACTTTCTTTGATAACGCCGCTGCCGTCGTCGTACATGTATGTGAAGACGAAGTAGTGGGTTCCTGGCGTAATCTGGGCGATCTTGCCTCTTTCCGGCGTTGCACCGCCCACATGCCCCAGGGGGAACACGCCGTTGTCCAGAGTCGGGTTATACGACATTTCTCCGGGAGACGGCGGCATCGTAAAGCCGTCGACAAGGGCGATTTCCCTGCTCTGCGCCATCTGGGCGTACAGATACTCGGCTCCTCTCTTCCCAAGCGTGACCTCGACGCCGCCCAGCGGATTTGGCACCGTCGTGCTGAGGCTGTTGGGTGCGAATATGACGCTGCCGCCTGGGTCGGTCGTGCTGCTGCTCGTCGGGAACGTGGAGCAACCGCTGACCGTGACGTCGATCCAGCCCGGCACGTCGCAGAACGTGTAGGCGATCCAGTAGGCTCCTGGAAGCATGCCGCCGCCGTTCCGCCCTCCGCCGACCGGGTCGACGACTGGGGCGGTCGTCGGGTCCGTCGTATGCGTTTCGCGGACGGTCCCCTCGCTCCCGTCCAGAACTATCGGGCTGCGGTTGTAGGTGTCGACCGGGGCGATCAGGTCGACGTAATCGAGATTGTTGAGCGGCTTGTACAGATAGAGAGGGTCGTCGACGCCGCCTCCTGCTCCCGCGTTGACTGCGGATATGTAGAGGTTGATCCCTGCGGCGCGGGCTGGATAATCCTCCTGCTTCGGCAGGTAGACGCGGGGAACGTCGCCTTTCTGCTGGACGAAGAATCTCGTGCGAGGAGACGCCTTCGTTTCCGACTGATTGGTGTAGCATCCGCCCGAATGCCAGTCGAAGATCATCCGCTCGGACACGATCGCGCGGTCCTGACCCACGTTCTTGGAGTCGTCCACGCTTGCGACCGTAAAGTATTTCTCGCCGTGGTTCCTCTCAAGCCAGACGACGGAGCCTTGCGGCAGATAGACGCTGTTCGCCACCGACATGACGAATGCGGGCTGCCTTAGGATCGTCTTCCCATTGCTGTTCTTCTCGTAGTAGGAGGATCGTCCCGAGGGGTTGGCGACCCATTTGCCCTTCCCGGCGTACATAGCTTCCTGCCACGAGAACGCCGTGATGGAGTCGAGCTTGTCGTAGCCCGTGATCATCGCCCAGAATCCGCTCCGCTCGACGACAGGCTGGAGCGTCTTGCCGGACGCAGAACGGCTCACGCCGTCGCCTGGCGCCATCGACCAGCGACCGCGTTCCTCGATCTTGCGAGCCATCTCGACGAGGAACTGGCTCGTGATGGGATCGCCGGGTCGGAGTTCCGACGACGACCGCAGGAAGTCGCTCCTGGATCTCATTCGCGATGATCCTCAGAAACATGGAGAGAACTGGAAAATGTATTCGGCGAATCCGGGAGCCCTGGTCATCCTGACGACGGTCCCGATGGTGATGCTGCTGTTGCCGTTGACCTCGTACGCCGGGTAGAACTCGTCGGTCGTGTCGGTCTGTAGCGTGCCGTAGCGACCGGCGACTTGCTGGATCGATTCGCGGTTCGGGTTCGTATCCGAAAGCCAGGGCAGGTACTCCTGCCATGAATACGGATTGGTGCCGCCGGTGATCTTGGCGTAGAACCACTCCTTGCGGTTCGGCGAAATCTGGTATCCGGCTGCGTTGCTCCGGAGGTTGAATCCTGGGGCGACGGCGACCTTCCCCTGCCTCTCGACTTCCTGAGCCATGAGGTTGAGGAACGACGCCGTGATCTTGTCGCCCCGCTTGATCCTGGGGATGTTGGAAGGCATCGCCGCTCCTCTCAGACCGGAAGACCGTTGAAGTCCGAATACTGATATATAGGCGACGGATCGTTGCCTAGCTGCGGATTCGGCTTCTGGAAGACGTATTCGAACGTCGGCAGGATCGGATGCTTGAGCTTGTTCCACTCGACCTGGCGATACTGGAACTTCCAGTCGATCTGCCATTGGGGGGAGCCCAGCACCGTGGACTGGCGGCTCGTTTCGCAGCCGATGAACAGCATCGTCCCCGGAGCGGCGCCGTACCATTCGGACTGGTTGACGGTGCCGATCGTGGCGAGGACGTATGGCAGCGGGAACGTCGGGAACCGATGGGTCGTGATCGAAAGCTCGATCGTCGGCATGACGATGCCGAGCGTCTGCGGCACCGGCGTGCCGTCCGGGAACACGTAAGCCCCTTCCGGGAGTTGCAGGATGTCGGCGGAGAACGACAGCTTCTCGGTGCGGAAGTTGTCGTCGCCGGACGTCGGGTATTCCGGCGTCGAGAAATCGACGACCACGACGGCGTAGTCGTATCTCCCGTGGAGACCGTTGGGGTGCGACTTGCCGACCGGCGTCATGCGGAACGACGACGCCAGGAGCCTTGTATTGTCCGGGTAGGACGCCGGCACATACCGGGTGTACTGCATGCCCTGCCCCAAACCGTAGGACACGGTCTTGCCCATCATCTCGCGATAGAACTGCCAGCGGTCCGCCCAATCGACGATGTAGGTCGCGGAGGCGGTGACGCCGTTGCGGTCGCCGCCTTCCGTGGTCTGCTCGTGGAGTTGCTTGAATGGGACCGAGATGCCGCTGTTGGGCACCAACTTCAAGTCGACTTGATCAGCCATCGTGAAATCCTTTCACTCATGGTTACTGGGCTATCGCTCCTCCGAAATTGTTGACTTCCGTCATGTTCGCCGGATTCCGAGCCTCGGTGTTCTCGGCGATCTGTTCGAGCACTTTCAGTTGCTTCTTCGGGATGTCTTCCTTAGCCAACGCCGAAGACTGGAGCTTGCGGGAGAATTCGACGAGCCCCGTGAAGTCCCCGGCGCTCTTGCTGTGCATGTTGGTCATCTCGTCGCCGAGCGGATCGAAGATGCCGGTGCCGCCCTTCCGCATGTGCTCCCGCTCCCTCGTCTGGGTCTCGTCGGGAGTCTCGCGGAGGAGCCTGGCGATGCTCTCGGTCAGGTTCTTCTCGCTGCCGAACGCGGTCAGGAGCTTGGAGATCGTGGTGACGTCGCCCTGCTTGAAATCCTCGACGAGCTTGTTCGCCAACTCCATCGCGCCCTTCTCGGTGCTGACGTCGCCGCCCTTTTCGCTGATGATCTTATTGCGGGCGTCCACCGTGCCGAGCTTCAGGTTGGTTATCGACTTGAGGGCGCGGTCGGTGTTGTCGTTCGAGAGGAGGAGTTGCCGCTTCTTGGCGGCTGCCTGCTTCGATATCCTGGGCGTCCGGTACTTGGTTCCGCGAAGCGTGCTTCGCTGCATCCTTCCGGCAGCCTCCTTGGACACGCGGGCGGTGCGGATCGCCATAGCCATCCGCAGCTTCTCGCGATACGAGTTCGTGTCTCCCTTCTTCAGATCCTCCTTGGCTTCTTTCTCAAGCTTGGTCGCCGCCTCCATCGACTCCTTGACGTTTTCCTTGTCGGTGCCGCGAAGCTTCGCCAGCAACGGGTTGTCCTTGCCGATCTTGGCGTCGTCGACGCCCTTGAGCTTGAGGTGGTTTTCGTAGTCCTTCCGAGAGAAAGGCTTCAAACCAGCCTGGGTTCGCCTCAGATTCTCGTCCAGGAAAGCCCTCTCCTTGGCGGAAGCCGCAATCCTGTGGAGGGACGAGTTGTATTCTTCCAGCGCCGCCTTGGACTTGCGGGCGGCGGCGTCCTTCTGCTGCTTGAGCAGCGTCTCGTTGTCGAGCCCCTGCTTGGCGAGTTCGGCTTGCATGGATTGCCATTTGGCGATCTGCATGGCGTAATTGTTCGCATCATGAATTGGAGACATGCCAAGCGACGCATTCATCTGGGGCTTCGGAATGAAGCCCTTCGGGAGCGGCTGGGCTCCAGGCTCGCCGTTCGGGGCGCCCTTCAGGATTGCTCCGTAGAAGCGATTGGCGGTCTCCAGGTCGTACTCCCTGGACGCAATCTTGTCGGCAAGCTCAAGCTCTTTCTTGGCGTGAGCCTTCTGGGCGTCGTACATGATCTTGTTGCCGCGTTCCCAGTATTCGTTGGCGAGCTTCTTTCGCTGGTCCGCGCTGGCGAGGAGATCGAACACCGTCTTCTTGACGGCTTCTTCATAGTCCCTGTCCGCCAACTCCTTCGACTTCTCCTGGGCTTGCTGGATCAGCTTCGGGTCCGTCATGTTCTTCAGCCAATTCGGCTTGGCGAATTCCGGCAAGGTCGGGAACGGAGCATTCTTTTCGCCGTTGGGCGGCGGCGGAAGAATGTTCCTGTTCTGCATGTTCCGCACCTTCCCGGCATTCTGGAAATAGGAGCCCTCCGAGTTGAAGTAATCGATCCAGCCGACGCCGCTCATTATTCCAGCCGGGAGCAGCAGGGAGTCCAGAGCCGTGCCGACGGCGCGGTTCACCATGTTGCTCATCCGATTGGCGACGCCGCCGGCGCTGACCGTGCCGGGAACCTGCTCATAGTTCTGTTGCTCGTCAATGAATCCGGCAGCCATGTTGATGACTTTGAAGAATCCGGCGAAGGCGGATTGGACAGCCTTCCCGACCAGCGGCATCTTGTCGACAAGATGACCGATGAATCGGTCCGTCACCGTCATCAGCGTCCCGCCCATCCAGTCAGCAAGGCTCTTCCAATTCGTCTTGAGCCAATCCCACGACGATTCCCAGGCGTTCGTCATTTTCGCCATGAATTCATGCCACTTCTGGCTCATGAATTCGTAGAACGGCTCGAATCCGGCGATCAGATACTGCTTGGCGGTGATCGCGCCGGATTCGATGGCAGACACCCAGCCTTCGATATGGCTCCTGTTGGCTTCGAAGAAATTGCTGGCGGCGTCCATCGCGACGCCGAAGAACTCGGCGAGCGCGATGGCGGCTGGCATGAGCATGTCGCCGACCTTGGCGGCGAGAGCCGTCAGCTTGTTCGTGCTCTGCTCCAAAATGGAGTAGAACTGGCGAGCCCTCACGTTGGCGGCTTCGATGAGCGAGTTCTGGCTCTTCCACTCCTCGGCGCCTTCCGCCATGAACGTGTCGATCATCTGCCAGTTGTTAGCCATCTGGAGGATGACGCTCGACGTCTGACGACCCTGAAGCTGCATCTTGCTCAGGACGCGAAGCTGGTCGACGGGCGAGAACTTGCCGATGGCTTGCAGCACCATCTTGAGAGCTTCGATGGGCTTCGTATTGATGGCGTGCTCAAGCTCCTGGAACGGGATCTTGAGCGCCTTGGCGTAGTCCTTGGTCTTGTAGGCGGTCTTGATGAACAACTGCGACATCGCCGTGCCGCCGACCTCGACCTCGACGCCAGCGTCTCGCATGGCGGCGGCGAGACCCATGACCTCGCTGGGCATGGCGCCCAGCGTTGAGAGGACGCCGGACAAACGCCTTGTGAGGTCGAGGATGTCGCGACCCGTCGCGGTCGAACTGTTGTCGAGCTTGACGAGCGCGGAGGCGAAATTATCGATATATTCGGGTCCGAGACCGAAGACGCGGAGGATTCGGACGATGTACGTCGCCGCCTCTTCGGTCGGCATGTCGGTCAACGCCATACGGACGCGGGCGATCGACTTGGTGAACTCCTCGATCGCCTTGACCTTGAGCGAGCCTTCCAGCCCTTCGCCGATGCCCATGCGGGCGCCGAAGCTGGCAAGCTCGAACAGGTCTTTGATGGAGCCGGTTCCCGGCGTCGCCGTGCCGACGGCGACAATGGCGTCGCGCAGCTTCAGCACGTCCTGACCAGCCAGGCTCGCGATACGACCGAGTTCCTGATAGGCGACCTGGACGTCGGCTGCCTTCTTGACGGCGGCGATGGCGAGACCGGCGATCACTGCGCCGACGACGCCAGCAGCCTTCAAGATCATGCCGACGACTTGCGTTACGGCGGACGCGATGGATTCGACGACCGACGCGATGGCGCTCATCAAGGCATAGAGCATGCTCCAAACCGCTTTCAGGGCGTTCAGGAGGGTTCCTATGATCCCGGTGACGAGTCGCATGATTCCGCCGACCACGGACAATGCAACGCCAAATGCTTTCGCCGCCCCGGATACGAACTGGAGGGCTGACCCCAATCCGTTTACTGCCGCCGAGAAAAAGGTGCCCAGACCTCCGACCACCCTGGCGATGCCTTCCGATATTGCCGACACGCCGTTAGATATCATGACGGCGTATTGTGTAGCCTGATTGCCCATCTGGATGAAATGTCGACCCGTCGACCTCATCCAGACGATCGTCTGCAACATCGCCGGGGACATGCCGCCTTGCCTCGGGGTGGCTATAAGCCTGGCGGCTCCGTTGATCAGCCCCTGACCGATGCTCTGGGCGCGGGCGGCTACGACCATGAATGGCATAGACAGGGTTCTTGCCAGGCTGTTCCCGACCGCCCTGGATTTCGCCTGCAAATTATTGAAGAAACCAGATACAGCATTCCCGTAGTTAGCAAATCTTGAAGTAGTGGCGTCGCCGAAGAGGCGGTTGATAGCTGTATGTATTACGTTGATTCGGGCGAGGAATCCAAACGCGCCGGGGTTCATCGACAGCGCCCGCATGCTGATGCCGATCCTGTTCAGGAGATTCTCAATGTCATACACCCCCTGGAACATTTTCACGCGGAATGACATTGGAATAGTATTCAGAATTCGGCTGCTTTTAATCAGCTTGTCAATCATATCCTGAATTGGCATCGCATTTTTGCCCCTGAAGGACGCAAAAAGCGAAGCGATGCCTCTGCCGTAAGACTGGACGAGCACGGAAAACACATTTCCGAAATTCATCCTGCTCATGGTCAGGCGCTGTAGGTTTTTGTGAACGCCAAGGATCGCCCGGTCGATGAACCCGATGCCCGTGATGACGCGGCTTGGGTTCAGGAAGTTGTCGAGCCCGTGCCCGGCACGTCGCATCGCGGCGCCGAGCCGGTCGAAATCCCTTGAGGCTCCTCGGGTGAATTCAATGGTCGCCTTGGCGGCTTTGTTGGTCTTGTAGACGAGATTGTCCATGCCGTCGAGCACGGCTTTGAGACCGATGCCGCGAGAGAACGTAACGGCGGCGATCTTGGAGCGCAGCCTGTCCATCTTCTCGCCGAGCTTGTCGATCTCGTCGCGAGCAGGCTGCGTCCTAGCCTTGATGTTAATGATCGCTTCCGCGACCTTCACGCCGCTTCCAAGCATTTCACCCGCCCTTCTGTGGCTCCGGGATTCCCTTCCGCTTGCGGAATTCCTCCGCAACCTTGTTGACCTCCCAGAATTCGATCTCGCGAGACCCTTCCGGAACCTGCTGCTCCTCCTTGGCGAGATAGGCGTTTAGCTGGGTCATCGTGAGCGAGCCGATGGCTTCGGGACTCGCCCAGTGGTATTTTTCTCCCAGCCACTTGAAGATGTGAGCCCAATCGATGGGCTTGGGCTCGCCTTCGTTCACGACGCCGTCGCCGTCTCGCCGCCTTCGTCTTTTGGGACCTCGTCTTCGCCCATCGCGACCGCCATGATCTCCTCCATGACCTTGAAGAACGTCGTCGCGCTGATGTTGTTGATCAGTTCGTAGACGTCGTCGTCGGTCAGGCTCTTGTCCGCCTTGCGCAGCATCATGCGGGCGATCTCCTGCATGCCCTCGATGCCGTGCAGGTGGGTTTCGGCTTCGACGGTGCCGAGGAGGGGCGGGAAGTTGACGGCGAGCTTCGCCTGGGCGTCGACGAGCAGCTTGGCTCGCTCTTCCGGCGTCAAGCCGTCGAGGTGCCCGCGAAGGCTGTCGAGGGGGTTGGGGTACGTCTTCTTGATCCAGCTTTGAAGCTGGCTGATCTCCAGGATGGAGAACGGCTTGATGTAGAAGGTCCGCCCGGCGATCTCGACGGGCTTGCCGACCGGCAGCATCCGGTTGATGTCCGACATGGTCTCGTTCCTCGATAAAAAGGCGCCGAGCCCGTTCATCCTGACGGGGCTCGGCTTTCGTCGTCATCGTTACATTAGACCGGGAGCGTGATGGCGCCCGTCGCCTTGAACGAAGCCGTCCAGTTGATGACGTCGTTGACGTCCACCGTGACCTTCAGGCTCTCGATGATGGCGTCGCACTGGAAGTAGCTCGTCGCCGAGACGTAGAGCTTCAGCGTCACGATGCTGCCGGGGAGCAGACCCGGAGGGCTGGCGGTCGGATTGGCGTTGAGGTCCCAGAACGCCTTGAACGTGCCGGAGCCGCCGGACAGACCGGCGATGTATTCCCGCCATCCGCCGGACTGGCAAGTCGTTACTTCCTTGGTCTCGTTGCCGTAGTCCAGGTCCCACGAGGACGTGCGAAGCTCGGTCGATCCGACGGTTACGCATCCGTCCTTGCCGTGGCTGTAATTAGGTGCGGTCATGTTCCAGACTTCTCCTTCCTTGGAGTGTGTTGTGGTTAAGAAGAGCTTCCAAGGATCGCGATTTCGTACGTGAGGGTCGCGCCCTGGGGGTCGATGTGCAACTGGTCGCCCGTCCCGGAGACGACGGGGAATCCCGTCGCGAGCGGCGAATAGTTGAAGAAGAAGCCGCTGGGTCCGACCTTGATCTTGTGGCTCGTGCCTCCGACCATGCCGACCCAGGCGTTGGAACCGGCGCCGCCGACGAGGATGTCCTGACCGTCGGTCGATGAAAGGTTCCCGATGTAAATACCTTTGACCCTCAGGAGGTTGACGCTGGCTCCGTAGGCGTCCGTGAGGACGCCGTTCAGGTCCAGATCCTCCGCCGTACCGGTCAAGGACCGGCTCGACGACCAGAGGACGTTCGCCTGGTTGGCGCCGGAGCCGTTCGCGATCGTCTTCGCCACGGTTTTCGCGAGGGTGTTGGAGGCTTGTCCGAGACCAGCCGTCACCGATTGGCTCGCGTTGATTGTCAGACTGACGCTGCCGTTCAAAGCCATTGTGTGACTCCGTTCACGAGGAACATCCGAATATTGCGATTTCGTATTGGATCGACGCGATCCCGCCGTCGAGCTTGATCTGGTCAGCCGTCGAAGCCGTCACCGGATACCCCGTCGCGAGCGGCGAACTGAGCACCAGGAAACCGCTCGGTCCGATTTTGATCTTTGCGGACGTGCTGCTATTGAATACATTAGCCCATCCGTTCGAGGCTGCCGGGGAAAACCACAGATCCTCCCCGTCGGTCTCGGAGTCGTTGATGATCGCGATGGCTTTGATCCGCACGCAGTCGACCGAATCGCCGAAAATCGTCTTCAGAACCCCGTTCAGGTCGATCACGTCAGCCGCCAGGATCGCCGTCGAGGTCGTCGGCGGAAGCACGCTCCACACGCCGGGAACCGAGGTCGTCGTGCTCGTCACGCCCGCCGCGTACAGCGACTCGGATTCGGCGCCGCCGCCGACTCCCGAAAGGTAGATGTTGTATCCCGTCGCCCCGGCGCCGAGACCCGGCAGCGTGATCGATGGGATGTTGCCCGCCGTGACAGCGAACGTCGCCTGAGGCGCAGCCGTCGTTTCGCCGTTGGCGTTGATGTACGTATAGGTCAAGTAATACGTGCCCGAGGCGAGCTTTCCGCCCGTAAATCCCGCCCCGGAACCCACTACCGTCGCCGCCGTCGCAGGCGCCGTGACGAGGCATCCGTTCAACGAAGGCTTCGCGACCGACGTCGTCGCCGTCGTCATGTCGTACAGCGTGCTCGCCGCCGTCGAGAGCGATGTCGAGGCGTAGAACGTCTCTTGCCCCGTGGCTCCGCCCGGTCCGGTGACGTAGACGTTGCCGCTCGAAACGCCCTGCGGCACGGCTGGGATCGTGACTCGCGGGATGTTGCCCGACGCGACCGTGAAAGAAACTTCGGGGCTCGCCGTTGTTTCTCCGACGGAATTTACATAAGTGAAAACAAGCTTGTATGTACCGGCTGACATCAAGCCGCCGACCGAGCCGCCGCCCGTCGCCGAGACCGTGGGAGCCGATACGGGAGCCGCGATCGTCGCCGTGTTGACCAGTGGTATGGTCGTGCCGGACGACAAGGTCGACAGGTCGTAGTTTCCAGGAGAAACGCCGAAGGCGTACAACGATTGCGTGCCGTCGGAGCCGTTGGCTGGCGTGAGGTAGAGCTTCGCCGCAGACGCCCCGGAAGGGAGCGAAGGGATCGTGACCCTGGGAATGTTCCCGGACGCGATCGTGAACGACGTCGCTGGGCTCGTGGTGGTCTCGCCGATGCCCGATCCGGTGGAGCTTGGATAGCCGTTGATGACGGTGTATCGCAGCGAGTAGGAACCTGCCGCCAGCAGACCGCCTACCGAGCCGCCGCCCGTGGCGTTGACCGTCGCGGCGACGGACGGCGGTGACACGGAAGCCGTGCTGGTCGCCGGACTCGTCCTCGAAGGATGCGCCGTCGCCATCGTGTAGAGCGTCGTCGCCGAGCTTATGGGCGTCGTATTGTACTTGACGAGCGTCGCCGTCGTCCCATTGACCGCCGAGAGGTAGACGTTGACCCCGGTGGACAGCGTCGACGCGATCGACGACGGGTTGAACGAGGGGATGTTGCCAGCCGCCACCGTGAAAGTACCGGCTGTGGTGTTGGTCTTGGTCTCGCCGTTGGCGTTGACGAGCGACATGGAATAGCGGTACGTACCGGCTGGGAGCAGCCCGCCCGCAGCGCCGCCGCCCGTCGCCGTGATCGTCGCCGCCGACCCCGGATCGCTTACTTTGTAGGTCGCGGTGAGCGGGATGGTGACGCTGCCGGACAATGATTGGAGCGTAAACGTGCCGGTGCTGATCGACGCGCTGGCGAGCACGCGGACTTCGCTCAGGGACGCGCCGCCGGAAGCGGTGCAGTAGATGTTCGCCGTCGTTATGCCGGCAGGCGCGGCGGGGATCACGACCTGGATAGCCGCGTTGACGCCGCCGACCAGGGTATGCACCAGGGTCGTCTCGGGACCGATCAGCGTCTCGTTGGAACCGCTGTTGTATGTGTACGTGAGGATGTAGGTGCCTGGGGCGATGCTCGAAATGCCGCTCGCGACCGACGTGCATGCCAGGGCTCCAACGGGCGGCGACACGACAGCCGTGCTCGTCGACAGCGGGACGTAGTAGGTCAGCGGATACGGGATGTCGAAATAGCTTCCTGTCGTGCTGCCGTAATACGTCTCCGTACCGGCGGCTCTGCCAGCGAGCGTGATGTAGACGTTCGTCGTCACGCCGGACGTCGGCGGAGACGGGACGAAGATCCTCGGGATGTTGCCCAACGACGACGTGAACGACGTGCGTGGGCTTCCGAGCGTCTCGCCGTTGGCGTTGGACCACGTATACGAGACTAGGTACGTGCCCGCCGGAAGCGTACCCGTCAGAGAGCCGCCGGACGAGACCACCGTCGCAGCCGAACTCGGCGCGCTCAGCACCGCCACGTTGACCACCGGCGGAGCCAGGCTCGCCGCCGACATGTCGTACGTCGTCGTCGAAATCCCCGTGGCGTAATAGACGACGCTGAATTGAGTGCCGCCAGGCGCGTTCAGATACAGCTTGATGCCGCTTGCGCCGGTCGGGAGAGCCGGAAGCGTCACGCGGGGGATGTTGCCGGACGCGATCGTGAATTGAGCCGACGACGGCGACGGCGGGGTTTCGCCGAGCGCCGTGTAGAAGCTGTACTGGCAGTAGTAGCTCCCGGCGAGCATGCTGCCGCCTCCGGAGCCGCCGCCCGTGGGGCTGACCGTGGGCGCCGACGTCGGCGCCGTCAGGAGAGCCGTGCTCGCCGTCGGAGGCGGCGTCGTGAACGCAGCCGTGAGGTCGTAGGTGGAACCCGTGACGCCCGATGCGTACAGCCGCTCGCTGCCCGATCCGCCCGTCGCCAGCGACAGATAGATCGTGTAGCTCGTGACGCCGACCGGGAGCGAGCCCAGCGTCACCCTCGGGAACGTGCCGGACGTGACGGTGAACGCAATCGTTTCAGGCGACGGAAGCGTTTCTCCCGAGCCGTCGACGAGCGTGTATTTGAGGTAGTACGTACCGACAGCGAGGCTGCTCGCCCCAGTCTGGATCGAGACCGTGGGGGCGGAAGCCGGGTCGGTCGCCACAGCCGTGCTGGACCCCGGCGGCAGCGTGTTCGCATGAGCCGTCGCCAGGTCGTAGGTCGTGCCTGTGAGCCCAGTGGCGTACAGCGTCTCCGAGCCCGCCGAACCTCCCGGCGGCGTCAGGTACAGTTTCGCCGTCGAGTATCCGGATGGGATCGCGGCGAACGTCATCCTCGGGATATTGCCGGACGACACCGTGAACGACGATGACTCGGCGCTGGGCGCACTCTCGCCGTTGCTGCCGACGTACGTGTAGACGGCGTAGTAGGTGCCAGCCTGCAACGCCCCTCCGACCGATCCGCCGCCCGTGACGTTGAACGTGGGGGCTGAGCCTGGGTTCGGGAGATAGGCGCCGTTGGACAACGCCGGGGCGGCTTGCGGCGAAGCCGCCGACATATCGTACGTCGTCGTCGTGATGCCGTCCGCGTAGAGCGTCTCGTATCCGATCGACCCGTCGGCTCCCGTGGAATACAGGCGGATCTTGGTGACGCCAGCCGGGAGAGCCGGAAGCGTCACGCGGGGGATGTTGCCGGACGCCACGACGAACGGGTCGCTTTCGGGGCTCATCCTTGATTCGCCGTTGGACGTGCTGTAGGTGTATCCGACGCGGTACGTCCCGGCGGCGAGCGAGCCGCCCATCGAACCGCCGCCCGTCGGAGCCACGGTCGGCTTGGACGCTGGCGACGTGATGACGGACGTATTGGAGCTTGGCGGCGCGGCGTTGGACGCCACGACCGGCATCGCCATGTCGTACGTCGTCGTCGTGATGGGCGACGAATTGTATTTCACGACCGCCGCAGGACCGGCGTTCGTCGGCGTCGCGTACAGGTTGATGCTGGTGATTCCGGCGGGGAGCGCCGGCAGCGTCACCCTGGGGATCTGATCGACAGCCACGGTGAACTGCGCCGACGCCGGGGACGCCGTCGTCTCTCCGCGAGAATTCACATAAGTGTATTTAACGTAATAGTTGCCGGGGACGAGCCACGCGCCGGTGCCGACGCCCGAGACCGTCACCGTCGGGGCTGCGGACGGCGAAGGCAGGACGCAAGTGTTGGTCGTCGGGATGCCGTCCCACGCGACGTCGAGCGTGAGCGGGGTCGCCGTGACGCCGGTCTTGTACAGAGTCTCATTGCCGGACGCCGCGCCGCTCCGCGTCAGGTAGACGTTGATCGACGTCGCGCCGTTGATCAGGGGCGTGACGACGCCGCCGATCGTCGCCGTCGGGAATGTGAGAGTCGGGGCGAGACCGCTGCTTACCGACAGCGTCAGGCTCGGGCTCGGGGTCGTCTCGCCGGAGCCGTTGACGTAGGTATATCTCGCGAAGTACGTGCCGTTCGCGAGCGACGTGGCGACGCTCGTGCTCGTGCCAGGCGCATTCGTCGGCGGCGGGATGCGTGCGGTGTTGGTCGTCGGCGCGTAGGTCGCGTTGGACGCCAGGTCGTACGTCGTCGTCGTGATCCCGCTGGTGTTGTACAGCGTCTTCGTCGCGGCGGACTGGTTCACGGCGGAGAGGTACACGTTGATCCACAGGACGCCGCTCGGGAGCGACGGCAGCGTGACCCTGGGGACGTTGCCGAGGGAGGCGACGGTGAACGTGGCGTCGGGGCTGTCGGTCGTCTCGCCGAGGTAGTTGGCGTACGTGTATGAGATGTGGTAAGCGCCGGCGGCGAGGAGACCGCCGGACGTGCCGCCTCCCGTGGCGTCAATCGTCGGTGCGTCCGTCGGGGCGCTGATGTACGCCGTGTTGGTCGACGGTGAGCCCTTCCCGGCGTCGGCGAGGTCGTGCGTCGTCGTCGTGATGCCGGTCGCGTAGATATATGCGGTCGATCCGTCAGCCCTGGTAAGATACAGGCTGATCGAACTGACGTTGCCTGGAAGCGACGGCAGCGTGACCCTGGGGATGTTGCCGGACGCGACCGTGAACGGATCGCTTTCCGGAGAGGGGAGCGTCTCGCCTCCCGACGACGTTACGTACGTGTACTTGCACTTGTAGTCGCCAGCCGCGAGCAGACCGCCGACCGAGCCGCCTCCCGTGACGCTGACGGTGGGCTTGGTCGACGGGTCCGAGATGGGAGTGGCGTCCAGAGTCTTGACCCTGGACCAGAGGATGTCGGCTTGATTGGCGCCGACGCCGGGTTCGTAGGTGTTGGAAACGCTCTTGTTGACCTCGAAATCGGAGATTTCGAGCCCGGTTTCCACCCTTTGGCTCGCAACTATTTCGACGCCTATGGAGGCGTTGAGATCGGGGGTCGGCATCGTTTGTTCCTCAACTCAAGCTTTTATTCAGGTAGATCCTGAAATCCAGAGCCTGCTGCCAAACGCTCGCCGATTCGAGCCACTCCCGCTTCTCCGCGATGAGATTCTTTGAGATGAGGCGGATGGCGAATACGCTGTACCCCGAAGCCGAGAGGTTGGATCTTTCGAATGCCCACATCAGATCGACGCCGATCGATCGAGCCGTCTCGGCGTAGTCGGCGAATATCCCGAACCTGACGTGGTCGGCTTCGTAATAGCATCCGGACATGTTGAATCTCGGCACGGAAGCCACGAGATTGACGACGGCGTACGGTCTCGCCGTGCCTTCCGGAGCGATCCCCGTCCACAGCCCCCCTGGCAGCCTCGAAATGACGCTGCTTGCGAGGAACCATGTACGGACGGCTTGCAGCGTGGTCATCTAGGTCAAGCCCCCGGCGGATTCCTTCCGACGACCCATGAATACTGGATTTCGTACAGCCAGACGTCCTGGTTTCCGAGGCTTTTCATCTTCCTGATGAACCACATGGCGCTGGATTTCCTCATGAGTACCATAGTGTATTCATCCGAGTCGGTGGTCATCTTGCGGAAGTCGTAGAAGGACTTCAGCGACGCCGCCAGCGACTCCGCCGTCGCGGCGCTCGACGCATACACCTTGAACGTCAGATTGTCCGGCTCGATGTCGGAGTAGCCGCCCTGGACGAATTTCGGCTGCACGAAGTCATGATTAAACACGACGTATGGCAGCCCCTGGTTCTCGGGCGCCACTTCGAGATACATGGCTATCCCAGGGGCGAATTCCATCAGACCCCCCGCTTCTTCTTGCCCCTTGGGTCGATCGGCGTCGCCGGGGCGGATTCCTGGGGATTGGGCTGCGGCTCGATGGCGACGATCTGACCGGCTTCAAGGTCGAAGCCGTACTTCACGCCGAGGTCGTCGACGTCCAAGCCGTGTCTTTCGGCGATGTGCGTCATGGCGAGCTTGACGTCCTTCTGATGCCTGTCGACGAACTGCCGCAACTCGCGTTCGTTGGCTTGAAGACCCTTGAGGATGACGAGGTCGATCTCTTCGAGCTTCTTCGGTTCCACTGGAAACTCCTGAAAAAATGCGGGGAAACACTGCTGATCATAGGTCGCGTCAGTACAACGCGCCTTCATTTCTTCCTATGAAGCAGTCGTAGTTGATGGCGTTGATCCAGGCGTCTACGAACCCATGAGCCTTGCCGACGGGATTAGTCTTCTGGGGCTGCCAGTATTTCAATTGCCTCCCGCGACGCAGCATCGCCATGACGTAGTCGCCCTGAAGCGGCAGCTTGGCGTGGTTGTATTTCCGCTCGAAAAGCTTGCCGAGGAGGCGGCATTGCTCGGCGCCGGGCGCGTAGAGCTTGACGATGAACGGCTGCATTTCGATGCGGTATTCGGTGCAGCTTTGGAAAAGCTCCGTCGCCGTATCCGGGTTCACGACGATGTACGGCATGACCGTAGCCGACGGGGCGAACCCCAGCCAGAGCCCCCCTGGGAACGACGGCGACAAGCCGCTGCTCAGGAACCAGGCGTGGATGGCGCCCCAGATGTCGGCGAGTTCTGGGGTCGTCGTGACGCTCGAATATTCCGCCAATGCGGCGGCGTCGGCAGCCGATATCGGGATATATTGGAAGACGCTCGCCGTTTCCGCAGCGTGGACGCCTTCGACCCCGACCATCGTCAGCGACAATGTAGCCGATTCGGATACTCCGATGCGTTCCCTGACCGTCGTCGCCAGCGTCAGCGTCGACCCCGACTCGGCGGCGGTGAACGACTCGATCGACGACATGCTCCAGACGACGAACGCCGACTCGACGAAAGCCGTCCTGACGTGCTGCACAGCCGGCGCATACACGTTCGGCGCGAAGAGCCTGGGGACGAAGGTCATCTTGTTGAATGGACCGCAGGAGGCGTCGCGGTCCCTAGCCAGGTCGTCGTGCCCCGACAACGCCCATGCCGTCGACCCGGCTTCGGAGGCGTGCGTCGTCTCGTGGACGACCGCAGTCTTAGCCAGCGAGGACGATTCGGACAGCGAAGCCGCATCCGATTGCGTCCAGGCGAACACGACGGACGCCTGGTCGGACGCCGTCGCCACGCTGGAGATCGTCACGGATCTGGAGGCGGCTGACTGCTCAGAGCCCCCGAACAGGTCGACCGCAAAGAAGCCGAGGCTCCTCGCCGTCTCTGCCAGGGCGACGGAGTCGGCGCCGGTGATCAGCTTCAGAACCGACGCCGCTTCGGCAGCCGCGATCGATTGAGATACTGTGGACGACTTGACAATCGCCGACGTTTCATTGAACGACGCGAATTGACCCGTGGATCGATAGAAGGCGGATATCGAATCCGTGGCGTGGAAGGCGTCTCCGGACGCCTGGGTGCGAGATGCGGCGGACGACTCCGCAGCCGTCGCCGTATCCTGAACGATCGTCGTGAGATAAGAGCCTTCGCCGGTCGAACCGGAATCCGATCCGGCAAGGCTCGTCGACAGAGACCCCGTCGCGTCCGTCGAACCAATGAAGTCGAAAGCGAATGTATTCTTGGGCAGTGCGGATTCGGATGCCGACGCCGTTTCGGAAGACGCCACGGCGACGTAGAGGTTGCTCGTGTCCGCAGCCGATGCAGAGTCGATTGCGGAGAGCGTCCATTGCAATGCCGAGGCGTCCACAGCCGTGGACGACTGCGACGTGATCCGTGCCATCGCAGCGGCGTCCGCAGCTACGGCGGAATCGCCGCTGTACAGGATTCTGGCGTAGGACAGGAGGCTGTCGACAGCCTGTGCGGTGTCGCCGTCCAGGACGATGTAGATGCCGATGTCGGCGAGCGAAGCCGCATCCGAAGACGCGAGCGTCCTGAGCAGGGACCGGGACTCGGTCGCCAGGATCGCGTCGATCGCTTGTAGAGACAGTGCAACATATGAGGAGTCGGAAACCGATGCGGAATCGGACGCCGAAGCCGCCGCATAGATGACGGACGATTCGAGGGTGGAAGACGAGTCGGAGACCTGGCTTTGACGCGAGGCGGACGAAGCCTCCGAGACGCCAGCCTGCTCCGTCGCGTCGTGGGTCTTGGCGAGGGACGAGGATTCGGCGGAGGACGTCGAATCGGAGGCGGAGGCGAATATGACGACCACCGCCGCGTCGACTGCGGAGGACGATTCCGATACCTGGCTTTGACGCGAGGCGGACGAGGTTTCCGTGACGCCGCCCGCTTCCGCCGCCGCTTGGTCCTTGGCGATGGAGGACGCTTCGGAAATCGCTGCGGATTCGGAGCCTGGGATTGCGAACAGCACCGACGACGATTCAGCCGCCGAAGACGTCTGGGACGAAGGGATCGCCTTGGCGAGCGACGCGACGTTCTCGCTGCCGCCGAACTGGTCCGAAGATCCTTTGCCGACGTATCCGACTTCGACCGACATGGACGCCGCGTCGTCGCCGGAATAAGCCACGACGTTCAGCGAGTATTCGCCGTCCACGAAGGAGGCGACGGTGCCGAATACGGACCTGGCGAAGACTTCCGACGGGTACAGCTTTCGCGGGAACACGCCGATCTGGCGGTATCCGGAGACGTGGACGGCGTCGTAGCCTTGCACGGAACGCGACAACGCATCCCGAGCCTGAGACGCCGTGACGGATTCCGAGCCGACCACGATCCTCAGCAGAGACGACGTGTCGGACGCCGAAGACGACTCGACGGCTGGCGTGAAATCGCTGGCGACGAAGGCGTCGGCGGATGCGTGGTAGAAGGCGGAGTCGGAAGTCGCGGCGACCGCGTCGCTGGACGTCAACGACCTCGCGATGGCGGCGACGTCGTCCGCCCCGGCGGCTTCCCCGCGAGTCGCCGACCAGACGGCGGCGGAAGCGTCGGATGCGGTCGACGACTCCCAGGACAGCGATGCGTCGTCGGTCGTCGCGGCGTCGGAGCCGGACAGCGATGCGTCGATGTGCGAATTGTCGTATGCGGACGACGAACCGCCGGAAACGACGATTGTAATCGACGCCGAAGACTGGTCGCTCGCCGTTGTGAAATCATTCGACGACGGCATTCAGTTGCCCCGGAATAAAAAAGGCGGCGGTTGTCCGCCGCCCGCGTCGATCCGTTTGGAGATGCAAGGGTTAGCTGAGCGTGATCGTCACCGTGAAGGCGGCACTGGTCCCGCTGCTCTTGGTGCCGTTAGCCTGCACCTTGCGGTTCAGCATCCTGCCGCCGCTCGTGGCGTTGAACACGCCCCACTCAGCCCAGGCGAAGTTGGCGGTCGAGCCGTTGAACGTCGACTTGAACGTGATCGTGGCGGCGCCCGACGTGGTGGCGTCGGTGTGCTGCGGATAGGTGGCGTCCATCGCGACGCGAGCCTTGTTGGACGAAGCCTGCAAGTCCGTCTGCGTCGCCGCCTCAGCCGTCGTGGAGTCGCCGACCCCGATGGCGGCGTTGCCGTTGTTGAAGTAGGTCAGGGTCTGAGCCGACGTGCCGGTGCCGTTACCGATGAGGCACTGCCAGAGGCACGACGCGCCGCCGTACATGAGGAGATTGCCCTCGGATTCGTGGACTTCTTCCGGCTTGTTTTCGAGGAAGAAACGCTGTTCGCCCCTCTTCTTCCCGTACTTCGCCCGGTAGTCCTCGATGTCGGCGCCGTAGTATTCGACGCGGGTCCTCACCTTCCAGGAGGCGGGGTCGTGCGAGTCTCGGCACGTCTGCATCTTGTTCGCGTAGTTCTTCTTCATACTGATGTTCCTGTATGGTTAGATGTCGATACTGTTTTCCATCGCGTACAACGCCCGGATCATTGGCGATACGGGAGCCACGGTCGACGACCCGAGTTCAACTTCGTACGCGGCTGGGTTGTCGTTAGCCACGACGGCTCCGTCGGCGCCGGACGGGATCACGTAGTAGGATTCGGCGTAGTCTTCGACGCCGGAGTCCTTCGCGATCTGGGCGGCGATTTCCGACATGTCTTCCGACGCCGTACGCAAGGTCTCCTGGGCGAGTTCGTCGACCAAGTCCCGGAATGCCGCGTCGTCGAATGCGAGATAGTCGTCCATCGTTCCTCCTCAGGTCGGAAGCTCTTTCGCCCAAATCTGGGTGAGCCGCCTCCACTCGTCCACGTCCTTGCATCCCCTGACTTCGAAGTATCGGGTCTGACCGCTGGCGTCCACGAACTTGATCCGGTCCAGGTCGGTGATCCCCTGGAAGACGTTGGAGTAGACGACGTGCGTGACCTGCATCCCGAGCTTGTCGAAGTTGATGATCTTGTCGCTCGAAAGCGGCTCGATGCGGCACGGCATGCTCCTGACCCTGGCGGTCCAGGAGTCCACCTTGCCGCCCGACGCATCCTGGGTGACGGTCTTCCGCTCGATGTCGACCTTGTGAATCATCAGCGAACGTAGCGACATGTTCAGTCCCTGAAGTCCCTGTACAGGTTGAGTATCTGGGTCGCGGCTTCGGGGAGACCGGACATGCCGAGGCTCTGCTTGCGAAGCTGGTATTCGTAGTCGCCGAGCTTCTCCCGCTCGAAGATCCGGCTGGTGTTCGCCTCGTCGAAGAGCTTCTGCACCGACAGGGCGCAGGCGTATTGGACGGCGTCCGGCACGGTGTCGAAACCCGCGTTGTACATGACCCGGATCGCAGCCGGTCCCCTCAGCACGAACGGGTCGGGGTCGATGAAGAAGTATGGTCCGAAGTTCTCCAGCGGTCCGTACGTGTCCTCGCCGCCGAAATTGATTTCGCCCGTGTTGGGGTCGAACGTGTACGACGTCGAGTCCTGGGTGTAGACGTTAAGCTTCGCCTGCCTGCTGTTCGCCGCGTCCAGCGAGCCCTGGGGAGCCCTCAGGTCCACGGCTGGATACTTCCCGAACGGAGGCGTAGCCGTCGCGACCCATCCGCTGCCGATGCCGTTGATGTACGTAGCCACGTCCTGGATCGTCGGGCACGACGCGAACGGCACGATCACCGGCGAAGACACGACGCCAAGGCTGGTCGTCTGGAGCCTGATTCCGGTGCCGACGAGCGGGATGTCCTTCTGGTGAATGCTCTTGCCGCCCATGTATAGCTGGACGCTGGCTCTCTGAACGGTGCTGGTATTGACGTTCTTGATCGAGAGAGCCGGTCGCGGATTGAGCGACAGGCGGTCGACGCGATTGACCGGGAAGTTGCGCAGCACCAAGCTCCCGAACCCGTTGCCGTCGTAAATCTCGTCGTAGTCGCGAGCGATGAAGTGGCGGTTGCAATACTGCTCGATCATGTCGCTTGCGACGGATATGAGCCACTGTAGATACGGGATCTGCGAGCTTGAAATGTTCGGCGTCGCGGCGATGGCGTTGTCCAGGGAGATGAGACCCGGCTGGTTAAGCTCGACGCCGATCGCTTGATAGACCGGGATGCTGGCGTCGAGGATCACCTTGGGGTCGCCCGAGCCGACCGTGGAAGTCACCGTGACGGAGTACCTTCCGGGGCTCGGCAGCGTGAGCGTGTTAGCCGCCGATATCGTGATGGTGACGACGCTGTTCGGGATGCTGGTGAGCGACACGGCTGGGTTGCAGTAAGCCGTGCCGATGACGGGATTCCACAGCGTGGCGGCGAGCGTCTCGGAGCCGGTGAAAGTGTAATTCGTGCCGTCGGAATTGGTGATCGTAACGGGGTACGAGCATCCAGTACCGATGAATTGGGGGTCGAGATTGGTTCTCATGAAACCTCCGCAGGCACAAATGGAAAGCGGAATGCACCGCTACATCTATAGTAGTGCATTCCGCTTGAGTTATTCCGTGTCGTCAGGCAGCCGCGATTACGGCTGCGAAGAGGCGATCGGGGAGACCGTCTCCTTGACGGCGGCGATGTTGGCGACGTTCTCGGGGCGCTTGAAGCGACCGTGAGCGGCGATGACGAGCAAGCCGACGACGGCGTTGCCGGAGCCGCCGACCGTCGCGACGCCCTTGACCCATCGATACTTGTTCAGCACGCTGGTGCCAGCCGTGGTCTCGGCGGCGACAAGCTGCTCGCTGGAGATTTCGACCAGCGCGATCTTGTTGTCGTCGGCGGCGACGTACTGCGTGATCGCGAAGCCGCTGACGTCCGTGTAGCTGCCGCCGCTCGTCGCGGAAGCCTGGAGCTTGAAGTCCAGCGTCGTCGAGGCGTCGACGACACCGCCGAGCACGACGAAGAGCAGACGACCGTAGAGACCCGCGTCGACCGCCGTGGTCGAGACGGTTCCGGCAGCCGTGGAAGCGGGAGCGTTGTAGCTCACGATCGCCAGCGACTGATACAGGGGAGTGTTGTAGGTAATCACTTAATCTTCCTCCGATTGGGAGTTGTTCGAGGACGCGGTTTGCGGCATGGGGAATGGATGGTTCATGCCTGCAACTACTGCTTGTGTTTGGCGTCAGCCGCCCCGAGGTTGAAGTCGGGGCGGCTGCATATGACCAATCGCGACGCCAGCGATTAGTTCAGGATGACGAACGGCGAGACCTGGGTCGTGCCGTCGCTGTAGGTGAACGGAGCGTCGAGCCAGGGCTGACCGTCGACTCGGTGGATGAATCGCCAGGTGATCTGGTTCGTGTTGAAGCGGGCGTGCTCGCTGGTCGCGATCTCGATCGACTGGCGGTCGCCGATGAGGTAGTAGCTGAAGTCGACGAGCATGACGTCGCCAGCGGTGCCGAGGGGCGGAACCTTCTCGGTGAAAATGATCGGGCGCCCGAGAAGCTGCATCGGCATGCTCTGCGTCAGCGGACCGCCGCTGGCAGCCGTCGCAGCCGGGTTCGGCATGTAGACGACGCGACCGGAGGCGTCGGCAAGCTGGATCAACTGAGGCATGACCGACTGGGACATGATCCAGACAGCCTTCTTCTGCGAGGACGGCAGAAGGGCAGCCTGCATCTTGGCGGCGTCGACCAGCTTGAAGGTCGTGCTGGTGCCGCGATTGACCGTGAGGGCGGCGGCGCTCGTCGAGACGCCGCGAGGCTTGCCGACGCCGTTGCCGTTGAGGAACGCATAGTCCTCGTGCCAGCCGATGGCGCGGGCGAAGAGGCGGGTGAGGATCGTGTTCAGACCGAACGCATTGTCCTGGAGCAGCGTACGGGAGACGTAGCTGACGCCGGAGAGTTCGCGGGCGGTCAGTTCGATCTGCTTGAACGTCGGCTGGGTCTCGGGACGGCTCTGGGCTTCCTCGACCCAGTAGGCGTTCATGCCGCCGAAGAAGGCGGTTTGCCCAGCGATGGGGATCTCGGTCTGGTCGAGAGCCGGGATCGTGATCTGGCGCGTCGACATCGGGACGATTTCCGCGTACGGGCGGACGATCGCCTCCTCGGCGCTGACCTGGAGGATCTGCTGGAGATACTCGGGCGGGACCAGATAGCCGCCGTTGGGACCGCTGACGGAGTTCAGCGGACCACCCTTGGTGGCGCCGTAGACCGTGGCGATCTTGTTGTGGTCGCCGAGCAGAACGGAGGCGAAGAAGTCGGGGAAGCCCTTGGTGCGGTCTTCGCTCGCCGTAACGAGACTGACCCGGTTGCCCACGCCCTTCGTGATCCCCGCCGTCGCCTTCTCAATGGCAACGCCGACGGCGTCCTGGATCGCCTCGCCGAACTTCGACGAGAACGTGTCCAGAGCTTTGCTGAGAATCTCAGCCTCGGGCTTGTCTCCGCACGGCTCCAGGAAGCCAGCAGCGACGAGAGGAGCCGCGTCGGACTCTCCCATCTGGATCTGCTCCCCAGGCTGGTGGTTGGAGAACTCCTTCTTCAGAGTGTACCACTTCATCTTCACGTCCTTGTGTTTACAGTTGTTTCACGATCTCAACTGCTTCGGTGGCTAACCTCTAAGCCGAACAAAAGCTGCCTACCTGTGGCGAGGATTGATTACCCCGTTGGGAGGCTCCACTCGTCGACTCTGGCGACTCTGCCGAAGGCGTCCGCTGCTCCGAGGGCTCCAAGCCCCCGGAGTTTGATTTGATGACATCCATCTGTTCATATCTTGATGGATTGTCGTACAAACTTATTTGTAGGTCATATTTACGGCGGACGTCGCAAATACGCCTATTTGACGATTAAACCCTGCCGCGACGGCGGTCGAGTTCGTCGGAAATCATTTTCTCGATCAGAGCCGTGAAGTCGATCGACTCCATGTACTTGACCAGAGCCATCTCGATCTGCTTGCGAGTCCTGAACATGATGAGCTTGCAGGCTGGCTTCTCGTCGGCGTCGACGCCCTTCTTCGGAGCGACCTTCTCGTCGTCCGCGTCGTCGTCGTCTTCCTCGTCGTCGCCGTCGTCTTCCTCGTCGGAAGGCTTCGGCTTGGGCTTGGAAGCCTTGCTGTCGTCGGCGTCGCCGTCGGGCTTGCCGCCCGGCTTGTCGTCCTCGTCGGGCTCCTCGTGAGGCTTGGCAGCCTTGCCGCACTCGCACTCGTCCTTGGGCTTGCCGCACTCGTCGCAGACCGGCTTGTCGGGTGCCTTCTTGTCGCCGCACTTGCACTCGTCCATCGGCTTGCCGCACGTCCTGCACTTGCCTTCGTCGGCAGCCTTCTCCTCTTCCGGCTTCTCTTCCTCGACCGGCTCCTCGGCAGCCTTGGGCTCGGCGGACGGAAGCGTCACGGCGTTGATCTCTTCAGGCGGCGTGTGCTGGACGACGACCGTGCCCTTGGTGGAGTCGGGCTCGACTTCCTTGGCGGCGGGCTCTTCGACCGGCGTTTCAGCCGCGACGGGCTCTTCGACCGGCGTCGGCTCCGGATCGACCACGGCGTCGACGACGACCGGCTCGGGTTCGACAGCCTTGGACTCGGCGACGGCTTCGGCGGATTTGCCGCACTCGCACTCGCCTTTGAGCTTGCCGCACTTGTCGCATCGCTCCTCGGAATCCGCCTTGCCCTTCTCGTCCTCGGGCTTGACCTCTTCCTCGGACTCCTCTTCCTTCTTCGGCTTCTTGGGCTTGTCCTCGTCGACGAGATAGCCGCCGTCGGGACCGCTGACGGAAGTCAAAGCCTTGTCGGTCTCGACCTCAGCCGCCTTCTCTTCCTCGACGACTTCGACGGCTTCCTCAACGACTTCGACGACGGCTTCGGCGGCGGTCTCTGCGGACTTGGTCGTGGTCTCTTCGGCGGTCGGCTCGTCGAGGTCGCCCGCCTCGAACTTGATGTCGACCGGGACCGACACCAGGATCTTGCGGACTTCGCCCGGAACCGCCATGCCCTTGGAAACGGCGATGGCGAGGGCTTCGGGATTCGACGGGACCGGCACGGCGCTGTATTCGAGCATCACCGACTCGCGGATGATCGCCCAGCACCTCTCAAGCTCCGGTCGCTCCTCCATCTCCTTGACCGAAGGCGGCGACGCCGACTTCACGAGGAAGCCGATGGAGAAGGCGTTGAGGAATTTGTCGCGGTACAGGTTGAACGTCATCTCGCCGAGCGGCGTGTGGTTGAACTCCGTCTTGGCGATGAGTCGGCGTCGGTCCTTCGAGAGCTTGATCCACTGGCAGCGACCGATCGGCGGCTGCTTGTAGTCGTGAGCCCAGAGGACGACGGGGTTGACGCGGAACTGCGCGAGGTCGACGCCCTTGGGCAGCACGACCTCAAGGTCTCGGTCGATGGCGTCGGTCGACACCGTCGCGATGACGGCTCGCTCGCCTTCCTTGACCTCCATCGCAGCCTTGAACGACTTCCGGATCGTCGAGCCGATCGTCAGCTTCTCGCCGTCGGGACCGACCAACTCGGCTCCGACGGTGTTGATGATGTTTGGTTCCATGCAATACGCCCTCCAAGGCGGTCTAAGATCCGTGATTCAATTCAATCCCCGGATGTGTCGATGGAGATCGAGTTGTTTTGTGACAATGCTTGAAGAAGCTTTGATGCCGTTATATGATCTACAAGGTTATTTGGCTCCTCGGCGCCCTTTTCGGGGGGCTTCGCAGGTTTCGGAGGAGCGGGCTTCCCAGGCGCCGCGACCGGCTTGGGGTCGCGGATCGGGTGGGACAACGGTGCGACGTTGACCGGCAGGATCGGCTCGTCGCCCCACTTCTTCGGCGGCAGACCGTCTTCGGCGCGGATTTCGTTGATGGTCTTGACGCCGTACATCAAAAACATTTTGCGGTTTTCACGCTTCTCGGTCTCGTTCTCAGGGACCGGGTCGTCGAACGCGACGAAGAGCCTGCCGTCGGGGTCGAACTTGGGGCACAAGTCCTTGTTGATCCGCTCCTGCATGCGGATGCATCGCGGACGGACGGCGTCGATCGCGTGACGGTAGTTGCCAGCTTCGGCGTTGGCGCGGTTGACGTCCTCGGTCCTCAACAGGCTGATCGGCACCTGGAAGGCGTTCGCGATCTCCTCCTTCGACACCTTTCTTAGCTGCAATGCTGCCAGGTCTGACGGCGGGAACACCAGCGGCTTGTAGTCCAGACCGCTTTCACCGACCAGGACGCCTCCGCCGCCGCCCCAGCGGAACTTGTTCTGGATCTTCCGCTCAAGCCGCATCGCCTCCTGCTGACCGATCGGCTCCTTCGGGCTCACGAGCATGTCCGGGCGAGCCCTGTTGTCCAGCGTCGCCTCTTCGTAAGCCAGCATCTTGTCGTGGATGATCGCGTGCTCGAAAGCCGCGCGGAGCGGGCTCCAGCCCAGGATGTAAGGGTCGACGAGGCTCGAATACTTGAAATGCACGATCTCGTCGGGGCTGAACGTCGTATTGCCAATGCCGGAAGCGAATATGTATTCCTTGATGACGTTCGACGAATCGAAGTTCGGAATCACCGTCATCATGTGGGATTGGAGCAGGTACACCCGCGTCGGCACGCCCAGGGCGTCGAACTCCAGCGACCAGTATGCGTCGCCGCAAATCTCCTGGTAGAGCGTCGTCAATTCGATCAGGTCGTATTTCGTGTGCTGATAGTTGACCCTGTTGAACATGTCGATGATCGGATGGCTCGTGACCTCCTGGATCTTCGACGAACCGTTCAGCGACGCCCCCAGACCAGCCTTCTCGCGGAGATAACGCTCCCGCTCAAGCGTCACGGGTTCGAGACCGAGGTGCGACTTCGCAGCCCTCTGACCCTTCTTGGTCTCCACGTACACGCCCATGCGCGTGGAGGCGACGGCTGAGGCGTTCTTCGTCGCGCATGCGTAGGCGACGTTCTTGTACGCCTGGATCAATTCGATCCGGCTCGGCGCCCGCGCGTGGCGGAAGCTGTCGACGAAGCCGTACTGGCTGGCGCCGCCGGTGAGACCGCCAAGCCCAGACTTCGTCACCCAGCGTATGGCTCGTTTAATTGGCGACACCGCGTCACCTTCCCTGTTTGGTCATCGTCCCTGCCAGAACGCCGGGTTGTCCCAACGATTCCAGTTGTGCTCGTCGAATTCCTCGATCGGAGGAGCCGAGTCGTCCGGCTTCTCGCCGTCGTCGACGAATTCGATCCGGTCCACGTCCCCGTACAGCTTGGAGATCCCGACGACCATGTACCGCATCGCGTCGCAGATGTGGTCGTTCTCCTTGACCGGGTTCTCGTCGATCTTGACGCCGTACGAGTCGAGGATCTGGTCGTCGTTCCTCGCCGGGGCTTCCGGGTAGTGGTATCCCGCGACCTCCTGACGCAATGCGGAACAGGTGTCGAATATGAACATCTTGTTGCGTCTCAGACGCTGCGACACCTGCAAAATACCGTAGTCGCGACGCTTCGGAACCTTCTGCACCGCGAAATCCAACTTGCGAAGCTGCATGATGTGCTCGGGCTGAGCCGAGTCGGCGAACCACAGGATGTCCTGCTCGCACGGGAGATGCGCGGCGTGCTCCTGGATCGTCATGTTTCGCGTGTATCTCTCCCAGTAAACCCATAGGACATCGTTCTTGTCCAAAACCCCTGCCACGGCGGCGAATGGGGCTCGGAAACCCCAGTCGATCCCGCCGAAATGCCGCCCCTCCGGCAGACGCCTCGGCGGCACGACGCGGTCCTCGAAATCGGGATAGACCAAGCCCGACCGCTTGATCTTCCAGTCGCCGTGCAGCAGCCTCGCCTTCTCGACGGGGTCCAGGTTCTCCAGCGACTTGCGGTACGACTCCGCGTCGACGTGCGGGTTGTCGTCCACCTTCGCCGGGATGAAAACGATTTCCTTGTTCTTCTTCGCCGGGTTCACGCACCGCTCGTACACCCACTGGGAGCCGACGCCGCCTGGGTTGCTGGCAGCCCTCATCCGCAGCGGCACCGGCATCCCAGCCGGTTTTCGCAGACGGCTGAACAGATACGTGTATGACGACTCGTTGAAGTGGGTCAACTCGTCGAAGGCGCAGAATTGCAGTTCCGAGCCCTGATACCGGAGCTTGTCGTTCTCGTGCTCCAGATACCCGAACGTCAGGTTCGCCCCGGACGGGAAGCGGAACACCTTGTCCTTCTCGTTCCACTTGACCTCGCTGGCGAACGGAGCCAGCCACTCCTTGGCTCGGTCCATGATGGCGCCGGGGAGATTCAAGTCGGCAAACGTCTTACGAAGGATCAAAGCAGAATATCCAGGCACGTCGACGTATTGCAAAGCCGCCATCAGCAAGGCGTCGCTGTTGTGCGTTGGGATGCAGGATCGCGAGCAAAGATACTGGTGGCTCGGCGAGTCCACCGCGATGCACTTGACCGGCACCGGATCGACCTTGCGGCACGCGACGATGTAATGCCAGTGCTGCTTCTCGCTCGTCTTCAGCTTCTGCCGAGCCGCCTTCCGCTCAAGATGGAAGATCCGGACGTCCGTCGTGATCTTGACGCGGAATTTTTCCCCATAGTCCTCACCGTTCAACATCGCCCTGCCGATGATCAGGCTGGCTTTCAAGCCGAGCGACCTGGCGAGTTCAAGGCAGCCGTAGGCGATCTCGGGGTTTGTATTGCAGAATTCGGCACCGCCGTCTTCGTCGCAGCAGCCGTCCGTGTCCATCAAGCCGCGAAGAAGCTCCATCCGCTGCTCAGCACTCGCCCGCATGTATTGCTCAGGGATGTGCTTGTTGTCCAGGATGCCAAGCTCGCGGAGCTTGCCGCGAATTTGCTTGATGTACCAAGCCTTAGGCTCTGAGCAGTCCGTGATCTCAAATCCCAGGCTGGCGATCCGATCAATGATTTCTCTGTCGGGCGGATGGCAAGTGAATCCGCCGCCTGCCGACGTGCCGTCGCCCAGCCAGGCGCCGACAAGATATGGAGGAAGCAGCAGATCCTGCCCTTCCCACTGAACCGCACCGGCGACGCGAATGGCGTGGTTGTTGTGCGTCCCGCCTCGCGTCTTGAGCGTCTTGAAGATTTCGGCAGTACTCTTAGCACTGCCGGTCGGCGCCGGTTTGGTCGGAGGCTTCATGACGACGTTGCGGGCGGCAACGTCTGGTCGCTTGCCTTTGCTGCGGCTCGGTCGCTTTGCACGACGGGCGGCTCGCCATTCGTCGGTGCGGTGCAAAAGTTCAATACGATCTTTGTAGGTGAACGTGTGCCAGAGGTGAGTACCAGCGGCGATGATCTTCTCGCCAGTGTCGAATTCGATCTCGTAACATTCGGCGTCGTATTCGACTTCCGACTCTGCAAGAACTTTGCAGGGCTTACCGGTCTCGTCGAAGACCGTGTCGCCAGGTCGAATTCTGCCCATCGGCACCCATCCGCTCGGAGTCGGAATAGGTGTATCGATGTATACCAGTTTCCCGCCTGAAGCGCTTCCTCCGTAGAAAGCCTCCAGGCAGTCCAGCATGAGGAAAGCCGCCTGTTTAGGCGTAGGCGTATGCGGGATGTACTTCGTCATCTTCGGCGTGCAGAGTTGCAGGAGTTGCGGGTTGGACACGATCATGTCCGACCACTTCTCCGTGACGGCGGGATTGACCCTGTATCGCGGCTTGTCGTTCTCGGGTTGATTGACGGAGATGCCGTTGTCGTCCATGACGAATTTCCTTTTCAGGAGTGGGCGGGGTAGTAATATTCGGGCAGGACGTGGGGGTTGATTTCACCGGCGGCGTCGATGTAGTTCAGGTCGTAGCCGCCGAAATACTTCACGGCGGGGTCGCAGTCCGGGAATCGCCCGCAGCCCATGAACTGGATCTTGACCCCGGAATCCCTGGGAGTCCTCAGCCTTGAAAGCATGTATCTGTACTGCATTCCTGGGAACCGCTCGATGTGGTCGAAGCCGACGAACGTGGCTTCAACGCCCCCGTACCGATAGACGTCATGCTCGGAGCCCAGCGTGTCGAATATCAGCCTGGCGCCGGACGGGAAAATTATTTCCCGCCACCGCTCTTCAAACACCAGATCCAGGCGGTCAGCCGCCCCGCTCAGAATTGGAGCGAACATGTATTTGCAGTCGTCGAGGCTGTACCGGTGGACCGCCGAATCGTGATGGCAGAACAGGAATCCCCTGTGGTGCGGAGAGTCGACGTTCTTGACGGCGGCGGCGACGAGAGCCGTCGTGCCGCCGACGAGGTTGCCCGTGAGCGTCGAAAGCGATTCGCTGTAGACGAACGCCTTCTGCATCGGAGTGAGCTTGATGTTCAGGTATTGTTCAACGTCGATCATTCTTGGCTCTCATGTACGGGCAGGCGTCGTGGTGCCCGTGCAGCAGCGTCTCGCAGGTGCATTCGGGCTCGCGAGACAGGGCGTCCTGGTGCCGCGTGATGCTAGCGGCGATGTCGGGCGGGACGTAAGAGCCGCCTTGCGGGATGACGACGTTGCCGTTGGCGTCGATGCTCGCCAGGACGGTGCCGCTGCCGTCCTTCCACTCCCGCAGGCTGTATTTGCACGAGTCGGCGCCTCGCACGATGAGCGGGACGTCTTTGTGCGACACGGCTCCGTAAGTCGACACGGCTTCCGGCGGCACTTTGAACCACCCGGACAGTTCTTCCGTGGTGTAGCTTCGCGTGTGGATCTTCTCGGCGTCGTCGGGGTCGATCTTGATTTCGCAGCCGCCGACCCTGTAGATGCCGAATGGTCCGTACAGTCGCATCACGTCCTGCACGGGGTCTCCGTGGTAGCTCATGTCGCCTCCATGTAATGAAAATAGTGTATACTGTTGATGCGTATACACTTAGGGGGTGTTGTACGGCTTCTCTTCGTCCGGGATGGTGTCGGGGTGGGGCGTCATCGGCTTGGCGGGCTGGCTCTTCGCCCTGCTGGCGGGACCGAACCAGGGGGTCGTGCGACCTTTCCAGTTGGCGCCCATAGGGGCTGGTGCGGATTCGAGGTGGTAGGCGAAGATGTCGGGGATGAGGCGGCGGTGCTTCCGCTTCCACTGGAGCGCGAAGAGCATGTCGGAGCGTGCGGCGTCGGTGTGCCCTTCGGGGTAGTGGGAGATGCCGGAGGCGGACGGATTCCAGGCTTGGAAGTAGCCGATCGGGATGTAGCCGCCGTATTCCGACTTGGCGATGCGGGTCGCCATGGGGAACGGGTGCGGGTGTACGAAGACGTTGAGTTCGTGCTGCGGCGTGGGGCTGGAGAGGAATTCGCCCCAGGCGTCGAAGCTCTTGCAGTTGAGGCGGTCGACGCCGTAGATGCATTCCGGGTCCGGCTCGGAGTTGCGGAACATGTTTCGCGTGCCGGGCGGCAGCGCGATGTCGGCGTCGATGTGGATGACCCAATCCGATAGGCTCAGGTGCTTGAGCCCTACGTTGATGGCTTTCGCCTTATTGAACGGACCGCCCTCGCTGAAGACGGTCGTCTTGACGCAGTGGACGCCCCAGAAGTCGCACGTCTTGATGGTGTTGTAATCATCGGGAGTCGTCACGACGACGAGGTGGTCGAACGCATTCCTGTTGAACATAAGTGAATGCGAGAGGAAATCGGAGTAGCCGACGCAGGTCGTCACGGCTTCGATACGCATGTCGCAACCTTCCCTGGTATCACCAGCACAATTCAGGCGACCGCCTGAATTCCTCGAAATCTTCCGGCGTGAACCAGCCGCAGTCTTCGGGGCGGGCGACGACGTGATCCTGGGAGAGCAGCCTCCGCACCACCCAACTGCGGTGCGGACCCTCCGGATCTCCCGACGAGCGTACCCTCGCTGGCGCCGGTCTCTCCCCGCCGAGGCTGACCGCCTTCGGCGCCATCGCCAGGTATTGCTCTTCGCTGAAATCTAGGACGCGATCGAAGCCTATGAAATGGAACTGGGTCGCGTATCTCTTGGCGGAGCACGTCTTTTCGAGCGAGCCGAGGAGGATCGAGGCGCCTGAGGGGAATGCGAAACTGCTCGACGACTCGATCCAGGAGGCTTCGGGCGGGAGGAACGCCGCGACGTGGCGTTGCAATTGGGGGAGCCGCCTGGGATCGCGGCACAAAATAACAGCCCTGTAATATCCGGATTCGCATCCCGGAATCGCCGCAGATACGAGTGCAGCCGTGTTGCCCCCTCCGGACGGCGCCCCGAAGAAAGCCTCACGGCTGCGGATGGATGCGAAATGATTTTGCTTCACGTTGGGCGTCATGCCGGTGGGTTCGCGGTGACGGCTGTCCTGTTGCCGACGCCGTCGACGACGATCTGGAGCCTGTCGGCGGTGTCGTTGATGTCCCGCACCGTCACGGTCCCGCTGCCGACGTCGGCTCCCGAGAGCTTGGCGGCGACCATGCTGAGGATCAGGGCGAGCGTCTGACGCGGGTTGTAGCCCGTCTCGACGTTGATATAGTCGAGACCCATCGAACTGAGGATTCCGGGGTTGATCGTCTCGCACGCGACGAGCGGAGAGCCGCCGCCCGTATCCCACGCGATGTGCCCCTTGAAGTCGGCGGGGTGGGTTACGAGTGCGCCGTAACAGCCGCTGTTCGCGACGATCTCGACGACGCCCGACGTCGTCCTGGCGGCGTACGTCGTGAAATCGTAGTTCAGGAGCGTGTAGCCTACCGACAATCCGGTGTTGGCTGAACCGAAGCTCGCCTGGTAGGCTCTCGTTATATTCGCCATCGGAACAACCTCCCGTCGTTACACCTGGGTGGCGCCGTGGAAAGCCGCCACCTTAGCCGCAGCCTTCTGGTAAATCTTGGTGCCGACCGTGTTGTAGGCAGCGGCGAATTCGGGGTCCGCCATAAGTTCCTGGAGCGTGTCGAACGTCACGGCTTCGGTAGCCGGCACCGGCGGCGTCGCGTTCGGATCGCCGGGCGTTGCGGGCGTGAGCGTCTGACCGAGACTGACGCTCACCTGGGCGACGGGCGGCTTGTCCCAGTCGTCGGCGGTCGGGTTGATGTTGAACACCACCCTGCCCGTGCCGGCGAACAGGTCGAGCGCGATGAAGCTCAGCCATCCGTAGGCGTTCGTCAGCGGGGCGGAGGAGCATGGGTTGGGGTAGCTTGGGATTCCGAGTGCCATTGATTCATCCTCAGGTAAGATTTACGGATTTCCACGCCGAGCCGTCCCAGGCGTAGAGCTTGCCGTTCGCCGTGTCGTAATACAGACCGCCGCCGCTCGTCGGGTTCGTCGCCGGGGCTCCGGAGCCGGTCGGGACGCAGATGTAGCCGCTCTTGTCCACGCTGGACAGAGCCGTTCCGCTGCTGTCCTGCCATTCGGTCAGGTTCGCCGTCTGGCTGGTCGCCGCGCGGGCGATGAACGCCTTGGTCGACGCCGCCGACGCCCGCACCTCAAGCTGTCCCGTGGCGGCAAAGTTGCCGACGCCGACATATCCAGTCGTGTCGAAGTAGACGCACGCATTCTGATTCGTGTACAGTTTGAAGGGATGATTCGTCTCGGTGCCGACCAAGCCGAACGAGTTGCCGATCGCCTGCATTTTGCTGATGGCGCCGCTCGTCGAGTTGGCTCGCAGTTGGGGATTGCCGGAGCCACGAGCCTGGATCGCCGCGTTAGCCTGACCGCATTCGATGCCGACGCCGAAGTCTCCGGAGGCGACGCCGCTGTAGACGATGCCGTTGTAGGTGACGCCAGCCAGCACCGTGCCGCTGCTGTCCTGCCACTCCGTCAGATTCGCCGTCTGGCTCGCCGCGCCCTGGACGATCAGCCCCTTCGCCGAAGAAGTCGGACAGGATGCGTGCAGCGAGGCGCCGGGAGAAGCGGTGCTCACGCCGACGTTGCCGTCCGAGTCTATGTACAGCCGCGAGGTGAAGACGCCCGTCGCGCCGTCGATGGTCTGGAAGTCCATCGCCGTCCTGTAGTTGCCCGTGTTGACCGACTTGGCGACGATCTTCGCGCGGTCGAAAAGTTGACCTCCCGAGCGGGCGGCGAAAACAAGTTCGGCGGTGTTGCTGGTCGAGTCGAATTTGTTGTTGCGGATTCGCACTTGCAGATTGGTGGATGCTGAGTCGAAGACGTCCAGCTTGGCTCCCGGCGTCGACGTGCCGATGCCGACTGAGCCGCCGTAGGGGTTCAACAGGATGTCGCCGTATTCGATCCCCTCCTTGACGACCTGGAAAGTCAGCGTGTTGTTCGACGTATCGATCGTCTGCTGTGAATAAACATTGCCGTAGCCGTCCTCAAGCCCCATCCAGAAAGTGCATGACCCGTATAGATGCAACGTCGACACCGGGTTGCCGGTGCCGATGCCGACATACCCGATCGAGTTGACCGCCACCCGAGCAGAGCCGCTGCTGTTCTGCCACTCCTGGAGGTTCGCCGACTGCGACGGGGCGCCACGGACGACCAGACCCTTATCCGTCGCCGCTGCTGGTGTGACGACTGCGGCTGCGCCCGACCCCGAAGCGTTGAGCGTCAGAGGCGTTCCGGCGGCGCTTCGGAAAAAGGCGCCGTTCGTGAAATCGACGTACACCCCCCCGCCGGAGTTGTTGTTGCGCAGCACCACATTTCCCGAGCCGTCGAGTTGGATCAGACCAGAATATGCTTGATTGTTGCTGTAGAAGTCGATGCCGCTGCCCGCCCCTTGCCCTGCGGGCGATGACATCATGATATGCCCATGCGCTCCCGACGCCCCCCGCACGGAAACCGTCATATTTCCGTCGCTGTCCTGCCATTCCTGGAGGTTCGCCGACTGGCTCGGGGCGCCGACGATGGTCAGGGGCTTGGTCGCGGCGGCTAGCGACGTCAGCGTCGTGCCGCCCGTCGGCGTGATAGCCGCGACGTCCAAGATGCCTGGGGTGCCGTATGCAGAGATTTTGTATCCGTTGGTGTTTCGATCGAGCCCAGCCGCCCAGTTCTGCCCGCCGTTGACGCCGGTTCGGACGTACGCGCCGCCCGAACTGTAAGCCATAGCCTCTACCACTGCATCGCCGGACCCGGAGTTGTGGACGTGCATGTAGGCGTTGCCGGTGGACCATCCCCCGGCGTGTATGACGTAATAGTCGCCCGAAACAAGATTGCCCGTCGCGACGGAGACGACGGCTTCACCGGCGGCTGCGGCGTTGCACTGGAAAGCCGCCACCCTGGGCATGTATCCGTTGTAAAAGTTGTGCGCCGCGTTGAGTTCGGCGGTGCCCCAGTAGGTCTTGCCGTCCGCGCTGATCCTGTTCATCGCGGTGCCGCTGCTGTCCTGCCATTCCTGGAGATTGGCGGACTGTGATGCGGCTCCCCTGACGACCAACGCCTTGGTCGACGAGGACGAGGCACGGACGTCAAGCTGAGCCGACGGCGTGTACACGGCGCCGCCGATCGACACGAGCCCCGAGTTGTCGGTATACAGGGCGGTGACGCCGACGCCGATGCGGAGTGTGTTGGTCGTGTAGCCGCTGATGCCGAAGCCGTACTTGGCGGAGTTGGTGTCGACCTCGAACAGCGTGCTGCCGCCGGACGTCGCAACCGCGAACCGGGTGGGCGAGAAGCTGCCGAGTACGTTGCCGCTGCTGTCCTGCCATTCCTGGAGGTTCGCCGTCTGCGACGATGCTCCCTGGACGACGAGCGGCTTGACCCCTGCGGCGCTCGATACGACGTGGAGTTGCCCCGACGCCGATCCCGTGTTGATGCCGACCTTGCCGCCGTTAAATACAATCGCATTGGCATTCGTCGTGTCGCCGACGCCCGTGGTGGTCAGCGACCCTGTGTAGGAGCCGCTGCCGAACACGCGGAGCTTGCCGTTGTACGTGTCGGCGATCTTGGCGAC